ATATTTTAGAGGTACTTGTATTCTTATTTAAAAGTTTTTCCTAAAAAATTTTGTTATAAGAATTATTTTGAGTACCTTTGCACTCGATTTAGGGGTTCCGTAGCTCAGTTGGATTAGAGCAACGCCCTTCTAAGGCGTGGGTCTTGGGTTCGAATCCCAACGGAATCACAGAAAGGACACTGTATTAAGTGTCCTTTTTTGTTGATAATCAGCGGTTTACGATGTAATCGCTATTTGATAGTAATTCCGAAGGTAGAAAATATTGGTATCGTTTTTTGCTGATTTTTGCCGTTTTTTGCCAATATGTTCTACTTTTGTTCTACCTTTGTGTTCTACCAAAGTACGATTAGTTATGACAGATTATCCTACCACACGATTCGTTTTCGATAGAAAAAATACCGCAACAAATGAGAAAAAGGCGTTGATTCAAGTTGAAATCCTTTTTCAAAGAAAGAAGAAATATATAAGTACTGGTGTTAAAGTTTTTAAAAATCAGTATAATAAAAAAGAGTTTGTATGCAATTGCTTTGAAATGGTTGCGCTTAATAAGCGTATAAATGCAGTTAAAGAGCGTATAGACAATTTTATATCTTCGCTGATGGAAAAGAACGAACCTTTTACATTTGAGAAGTTAGAGAGCTTTCTGGATTACGAGGATAAAAAGGAAATGAAGTTCCTGGAATATATCCTTATGAGAATTGATCAAAGAAATGACATTAAAGATTCTACAAAGAAGAATCATAAGAAACTCATAAATTCATTGGAACAGTATGGCAAAATCATTTATTTCTCCGATCTGACAAAAAAGAATATAATCGGATATGACGAATTCCTGCATCAACAGAATATAAAGCAGACAACAATTTGTTCTTACCACAAATTTATGAAAACATATATTCATGATGCTATCAAACATGAACTCATATCAGCAGATCCTTACATCGGAATAAAAATAGTCAAAGGTGAGAGCGAGATAGGTAGATTTCTGTCAGAAAAAGAATTTCAAGCACTCAAGGCTGCAGAACTGCCGACAGAAAGTCTTAAAAAAGTAAGAGACTTGTTTGTAATACAATGCCTTACAGGATTGTCATTTTCAGATTTAATGAACTTTGACTTTTCCAGAATAGAGGAAATTGATGGACACCATTACATTAATGCAAAGCGAAATAAAACCGGAATAGAATATTGTGCAGTGCTATTGCCTGATGTGATGGAAATTGTGAAACGATATGGTGACAATCTGCCAAAATTTTCCATTCAACAATATAATATGAGATTGAAACTTATTGCTGATTATGCCGGGATAAATAAAGATATTGCAAGCCACTGGGGTAGAAGGACCTGCGGGATGTTACTTTTAAATAGAGGCGTCAGCATGGAAGTCGTATCAAAAGTTTTGGGGCATTCTAGCATAAGAACTACTGAAAGCGTATATGCTAAATTACTTCCTAAAACTATCGTCAGAGAGATTACGGATAAAGTTCAATAAAATCAGGGCTGTGTAGCAATACTATTACACAGCCCTTTTATAGCTTACTTTTTTAGTTTGTATACCATACATCCCATTACAATCAAGACTATTATAATGATAATGCTTATAGCCCATCCTCCAACATTCAATTTAAGCTGTTCCCATTTACTCAGTTTGCATTCAACAGGGTAGGGGACATTTATTGTATCTGAACGCAATATGGCCACCGTGTCATATTTTACCTTGTCACGATAGACGTACTTCCAAACGACCTTATCCTGATATATGGTATCTCCAGCCGTCCATCTGTTGACGAATACGCTGTCTCGTTGATATATGCTGTCACGCTGGTATCTGTCGACATAAATACTGTCGGTTCTAACAGTCTCCACAGGCACATACTGAACAGATTTGCATCCAGCCAACGAACTCAATATGAAGTAGGGGATAATGAGATATAACAACCTTTTAACCATTCCCATAACTATATACCTTTATATTCTGTTATGGCATCAAAGCAAGGACATTCCTTTATCCTCTCCCATGAGTCAACCTTGCCGTTATGATTGGTGTCAGGGCTGATATCCCTGTGACCAAGTATCTGAGCATTCGGATAACGGCCCCTCAACTCTTTAAGCAGCTTTACAAGACTTGCCTTCTGTGGTTCAGTTCTGTTGTCTACAGCCTTGCCATTTGAGTCTATGCCGCCTACATAGGCAACATTAACAGATGTCGAGTTGTAGCCCTGTACTCCGTTGCTCACTTTTTCCTCTCCGAGCATCTGTTTTATCGTGCCATCAGGCATGACCACATAATGGTAGCCGGGGTTCTTCCAGCCTTTGTTCTTAAACTCTTTTTTCAAATCCTCTATTGTCTGCTTCTGACTTCCTGCAGTACAATGTACAAAAATTCTTTTAATGCTTCTCATAACTTTACTTTTTATCTATTTCATCAAAACCGGCTTCCAAGGCTTCACCTATGTCTTTGTTCTTGCGCTTTGCGAAAGCAACGACAAACGCCCTGAAAAAGCCCTTAATACTCTTTTCTTCAATCCTTACCCCATGAAGCCAAAAGAAATGACCAAAGAAAGACTTTGCTTCGCAGCCAACGGCAATACAAGTGGCTACAAAACCGCCCATCATGTAATCAACACCTATAGGCTTAAGGAGAGCCATGCCAATAAAAGCACCTATGCTCACCCACATCAGGTAGTCCATCAACTTATTGATTGACCTTCTGATAGCCCTTGACGTGCGCCACTTATACTGCGACATCACTATCTTGTCACCCTTTTTCTTGGCCATGTTGAACCGCTTGCTGCTTTCGCCCCAACCGTAGCGGAAGTCAGCTAATACACATAAAAGTATCGTCGCCAAAAACCAGCGTGCATCATATATCACGGCAACAAGCTCGTTGCCCATCATGGCGAACGTAAACATTCTGGTGCCGCTGTTCATATAAATATCTTGTTCAAACATATCAGTAAATTTATTTAGATATTAAATTATAACTTCCTCAATCGCAGCAATCTGGCCCAGTGTCCAGTCGTTGCTGGCAACAAGTTTTCCGAATACATACTCTTTGAGCGGTTCATAATCCAGTTCGTTCTCTTTCAGGCCCTCGTCCTTCAGACATTCGGAAATCTTGTTGTTGTAGTCGTTAAAGTATCTGTTTATCTCAATACGCTCAGACTCACTTAGAGTTGTCTTTTCGCCCTCCGCCTGCCACTGTTGTGCCTTCTCCAGCATATAGTCGTGATTATCGCCTTTCAATTTGTCTTTGGCAACTTTTTTAAAGTCTTCAAAATTCGTTACTACCGGTTTCAAGGCACGGATAATCTTAATCATTTTGAACTTGTCGCAGTCCTCCATCTTTGTGAGTTTTGCGTCACTTATGAGGTTATAGACGCTCAGGATTTTCTCTGTTGTTATCTTTTTCATGATTTTGTTTATAAAGTTTTGATTAAATTTTATCTTGACATACAAATTATAGTTAGTATTATTGTTCCACACTCACGGGTGTTCCGTTATTGGTAAGATCAATTCGTGTATATTGAGATGAAGGCGAAATCATTACGGTTACATCCAATATATTATCAGTAACAGCGCCTTCGAGGTTAGCATCCGCGTTGTTATATTCTACATTCTGGACTATCGGCATGCCTCGCATCCATTGTATGTTGCTTTCTCGGTTGGCGTCTTCCTCCGTGGGGTATGCTGCAAATGAGATTGTATTAAACTTCGTTCCAAGTACGAGGGTCTTGTTTGATGTACCTATCATTCCTGCACCCTCATTGTATGCCAAGGCGTAGACGAGATTTATCTCTGTCAGTTGTCCTGTGTTGCTGTCCTTTACCTTGCCCTTCTGTACGATTGTGGCACGTAAAGAATCATACGCAGTGCTTCCGCTTGTGAGTTTAACGGTAACTTTTGAGTCCGGGTTTGAAATCTGGTCAACAGTCTTTCGGAATGAGAAAATGTTTCCGTCGCTGTCTTTGTAGTACCATGTCTTGCCCCAATCAAGGATGTTTTCTGCTTCCAGGACATACGTAAATGTACCCGTGAAAATCTTGATATTATGGCCATATCCTTTATATCTCCTGTAGATGTGCATATCGGGAGTAAGAAGGGCACTGTATTTTGTCATGTTCTCCCAGTTTGTCTCCCCTGCTGATGTAGAAAGAAACAGGTACACATCTATCGTGTCTGACTCTGATATAGTCTGTCCGGCGCCTCCGTTTTCGATGGTTGAGCCATTGTTTATTACAACCGGTATAGCCCAGCTGTCGCTGTTGTTGGCATTAAGAGCCGTCGTGCTTACATAAGCCGTTGTTATGCCACGTGTTATGTTCTTGATGATTATGCCTATATATACTGCACTCAGATGCAGTATGTCGCAAATGTCCGACAAGTCAAGTTCGCCTTGCTCTCGGTCCGGCATGTCAACGCCAAAATATGAAAAATTGTCAGCGGTAAGCTCTAAAGGAAGATTTGCCGTGAATGGCGGCCTTGCGTCGTGTCTGTAACCTACGAAGTCTGTTAGCCTGAAAGGGAAGTCAGGATATGCCGCACTGGCACCTTTGCCGGTAGGTCTGTTATACCGCCATACAGCATCACTATTCTGGTTGCCGTTACTTCCCATATCTGCAAGTTCACTTATGACAGGTATCGTGTATGCCGGCTGGTCTCCGTCGCCATACCACCAAGGCTTATGTGTGCTTGATTGCGGGGTACCGTTCCAGTCTGAAGAACCTTCTAAAGTGTCTTCCGGGAACATAGCACGCAACGGCACTGGCTTGAACTTTGCCCACATGTTGATGTTGGCGTGCGTACAAAGCGTACCAACGTCATTTGATGCCGAACCAAGGACAGATCCGACATCCCTTGTGTTAAGCGGGGCAGATACGATGTTTCCTTCAATTATTCCCATTTTATTCCGTAATTCATTTCCAACTCCATGTTTTCTCAATCTCCGCCAGCCTTTTCTCCAGTGCGGCAATCACCTTTCTCTGCCTCTGCAGCTCCAGCATAATCAAAGCGGTATAATCTACAGCTTTGTATCCATTGGCATCCTCTACAACAAGATTCTCAAGTCCAACTTTTTCTAAGTCTTGAGCTATGACGCCATAAGATTTTGTTTTAGTCTTATCATTTTTTAGATTAAACTCAAAGAATTCAATATCCTTTATTTTATCTAAATCTTCAGAAATAGAGCTTATATTCTCTTTTAATCTTTCATCTGAAGTTTGAGTAACTTTTGGCGTTGTAATAGAGCCGTCAGAATAATTTATGGTGGTCCTATTATTACCTAACATAATGTTACCGTTGGAAGCACATTGTAAAAATGTGTAGTTTCCTCCTGTTGCATTTACTACATTACCGGCAGATTCTCTTCTAATGCTCCAATTACCATTTTCTGTATAAATCTGAAAAGAGCATGATGCACCAGACCCAGAAGTGTTTATATATGCTTGAGATAACCAATTCTCATATTTGGCATAATAATTAACTGGTATTACTAATCCATTGGCTGTTATTTTCCCGTTAACGGTTACGTTTCCGTTAACGGTTCCACCACTCAATGGTAAATATGATTTATTCCCATGTGAAGTATATAAACTACTTAATTGGCTTGCTTGAGTTTTTGTCATATAGCCATTTCTTGCAGAAGTGGCATCAAGCATAGTGACTTGTATGGTTTGAATTTTGGGCCTACTTGAATTTATGGGGTCGGTAGAAGTCACGTATGTCGCAACAAGTGGGGATACAAATTGAAATCCTACTTTGTTGCTGGTAATATTAATGTCGTGACTAACAGTATTGCTTGGAGATGTTACCGATGAACTTTTATTAAAGAATATATGCTTTAGAGTCGTATCTCCGTCTACAGAGTAGTCTGTTTCTTCCAGATAGCTCCCATTCCATATATATGTCTTTTTTAATTCTTCATCATAATATATGACTCCTGTTTTAGGGGTGATTCCGTTTGTGCCATCCTGGCTGCCAAAAGATGAAGAGGCCTTATATGCTTCTTCTGATGTCTGAGCCCAAGCAGCTTGACAACTTGTGTATACAGATGTTGATGCATTAGTGGCAACAAATCGTTTTTTACTCTTATCATAAACAACTTGCTTAGGATTTATAAGAGAAGTACCAACAGAAGCCATGGTCGTGCTTGATACCTGTTTTGTGAAGTATATAACTTCCTTCGACCTGTACAATAGCTGATCCTCTTCTATAAAACCGTTTTTATCAAGTCCGGCAAAACCATTATTAGCCCCTTTTAAACTTTTCAGTTTATCCAGAAAGTGTGAAAGTCCTGTTAAATCTAAAAATTTCATAGGCAAGTTTTTAATGAAAGTGGAGCATTCTATTTTGATACCCTGCTTAAGGGTTGTTATGAGAATAGACTGTCTATTTCTGACTCAGAGATAGATCCGTAAGTCGTGTTGTTGTCTGTCCATGGGACATTAACGAACATAGCACCGTCACTACTCATTTGCACGTGATAATATTTGCCTGATGTAGTCGTTGCTGTATTTATTGTAGGCTTTGTAATAACGGATGCAGGCTTAACAAGACCGGCCTTAGATGCCGTTGCGATACCATATGTAGTGTCCTGTGCAGGTATTCCAAGTGCGGTTATATCATTTTTTGTAACTGCAGTTCCTCTTGTTACGTGTCCTTCTGAATTGGTTGTTATCTTATATAGCTTTTCTGTACTTAAAGCCACACCCTTTGCCTGCGCATGGTTATAAGCTATCTTACCATAGTCACCCCTAAAAGCTGTACTTGATGTTTCTCCGAGTGCTAAGTCAGAACCTGAAGCTACCAGTTTTGCGGATGAACCGGCATATCTGTAGTTCTTGGCATTTCCCAGATTGACATATATCACTCCGTCTTTAGGAGTAACCCCTTGACCCACTACGGTCGTCCCGTAAGCTTCAGACCCTCTGATTTTGTCACTTTCACCCCAAGCCGCATAATACTCATTGCTCAGCGCGTCTTTCTGTCCTAAAAACTTATCTTTATCCCTACAATAAACAACTCCTACAACCGATTTCGCCGAACCTGTGATTACTTTTAGCGAGCTGCTGTCCGTTACCTCATTGTCAAACTCTAAGGCATCATCCATAAACATAGGCAGCTGAGATGAAGGAACTTTCCCATTTTCGTTAAGCGTAGCAACACCGTTTGCCACTCCCATTTCGCTGCGCTTGACCTGAGCGTCATTTGTCACATTGCCAAGTATGGTAGGATTGCTGCTTATCTTCTGCCCGTTAATTGTATAATTACCTACTGTTGTTTTTGCTGCACTTACAGCACCGTCTACATAAGCCTTTACTTTACTCCAAAAATGGGTTAAGCCTGTCAAGTCTAAAAATTTTGCCATAATAACTTTTTAATTAAAAATATTACTAATATCTGTTTCTGATGCTGCATTGTATGCAGTACCGTCTATTGCCCATACGCCGATAGCGTTCTGAACATCATCTATGTCATTGTCTCTGATTCCTTTTATACGCGCTATGCCGTTCTCACCGGCCTTTGATCCTATTACAAGGCACCATTTACTCCATGTTCCTTTCTCCGTTACGGCATTTGGAGCGTTAAAGTTGTAATACCTGTAATAAACATATATCCTGTCGTCCTGATGGGTGTTGCTGTCAACATCCATCAGCATATTCGTTATAAACAACTGATTTGTGCCATGGCTCATAATGTCGTTGCTCACTAATAAAGTGCCGACACTATGGCCGCTAGAATAGACATCAAACACGCCTGATTTTCCTGTGCCGTTTATCCGGCAGTTGTCCATATCGGAAAACTCTATTCTCATCCTGTCCAGCAGGTCTTTACCAAGATAAGCTGACAGGGCAGTATTCTTTGCCGTTGAATCATCATATTTATTCCAGTCCTGTAACAGGTCGAAAGAAGAGCTGCCGGAGCTGCCGCCGGAATTCATGCCGAGTGCTGATACGAAAGACTCCGAGTAGAATCCTTTGGCGTTAGCGACAAACACATTGCCTTCAGTGTCCTTCTTAAACCAGTTTGCCATTTCAGTTGCAAACTTGTTGCCAAAGTCACTTATGTTCAACTTCTTATTCAGTTCCTCCTGAAGGCCGTTTATCTTTGATATTTCAAGCGTAGGAATATCGGATGCACTCAATGTAGCATGGCCGGTTACTCGTCCGTACTTGTCGACTGTTACTTTCGTGTATGTTCCTGCCGTTCCTACCGTGGCAAGGCTCAATGTAACATTTCCACTAAGTGCGCCGCCGCCGGAAAGCCCCTCTCCAGCTTTAACCTGTATTGTCTTGTCAACTTTCTTGTCAAGCAGGCTGCTGAGTGTAGTTCCCTGCTGCTGGCCGTCCAGAAAAGCCTCCAGCTCCTTCCATTTGTTTATTATGCCGTCAGTGTCGGAGCCTCCCAGGAACTCGTCAACCCTTTGCGTTACAGAATCAGTTTTCTTTGATACTGCTTCAAGTTCTGTTTTTGTTGCATAACCGCTAAGATCTATATTCCCCTTCGTGAATGTAAGGGTGCCTCCGTCGCTACTTTCTTCTACATTAACAACGACATTTCCTGAGCCGGATATGGTTATCTTGTGTCCTTTTTGGCCTTTTTCAAGAGAAGTTATCCTATCCAGCAGGTCTTTACCAAGATAAGCCGACAAAGCCATGCTTTTAGCTGTCTCGTCTACATATTTATCCCAATCCTGTAGGAGGTCGAATGAGCCTGTGCCTGAAGAATCTTCTGATGTATTGGTCCCTAAAGCAGAAATGTACCCGGAACTCCATACATTATATTTTGATTTTATTGTTTTTCTCTTGTCACCATTATTGTCTGTACTCCAATGGCTTTCATCATTGTCAAATTCCCATATATTTTTTATTGCGGCAAAACCTTCAATCATTTCACGCTGTGCGTTAGCGTAAGCGTTGGAAAGAGATGTGGAGAGTTCGTTGAATGCCTTTATGATATCAATATTCTGATTTACATTTGCAACTTCTTCTTTAAGTTCCTGGGTATTACCCTTAATATGCTCATTGCCAATTCTTATGGTCTGTTCATATTGGAAGTCCAGATGTTTCTCGACCATTAGGATACGGCTATTCAAAATATTGTCTCCATTGTAAAAATTTACTTCTTGACCAAGATGGGTGTCATAACTATGTTCATAGAAGTTTTCAGGATAACTTTCCACTTCATATGAATTATTGTCCTTACTTGCATCAGAGATTGCTTTATCCAGTTCTTTTTCAAGTTCATTCTGAGCAGAAGAAACATATTCGGAGGGCATTATTATGTTGAAAAGAATTATCTGGTCTCCGTTTTGTGGTATTATATACGATAAGCCTGGTATTATATTTCCGGTGCTTTCATCTATAATTATTTCATAATCTCCTGTTTTGATTTCGAAAGTAGTTACATCTGCTTCGTCATTTTTCTTTTCTGGCTTATCGTAGTATTTAAGTTCGAAATCTCGTCCTGCGAGTTGCCCGCTTTCAAATGAAACCGATAAATTTTTACCATCAATTATGCTCTCTTTGTCAAAATTGAAGTTTTCAATTTGAAAATACCATATAGCGTACTGTTCATAAACAGGTTCGTCGTCAGTTCCTCCAATCTTTATTTTATTGCCATTATTGTCAAGACGATATTTTAGTCTGGCTCTTACATCAGATATCGTTAATTTGGATGAAGGAAAAATCTTATCGAAAAACAATGTCTTTATGAAGATTTCTCCAGGCATAAGGTCTGAAGTAAATACTCCATTTTCAAAATGTCCTTTTATATCCTTGAAGCCTCCGGGATATTTTGTTGGGTCAAGACCAAGGCGTTTGTTGGCAATATGGTTTGTTGCTTGACCGCTGTCATATTCTTGTGTAATGTTTCGTGTGGATCCAAAGGCATAAAAGCGTGTATAGTAACCGTCTTTGCTTTCGCTTACAGACGGCACGCTGACGTTTTCACCTACAATTAACTTTAGAGGTGTTCCATATTTGCATTCAGAGAGATAAATGGTATTTGTTTTTTTGTCAGTCCACCATTCTGTCTCGCATTCTTCGGCGATATTATTAAGATTAGAGAAAATGGAGGTTGACTGTGACGATATTGTAATTGTAGCCGGAAGACTTTCTGACAGTTGTATGGTCCAGTCTTCTCCTGTTTCATTCTTGATGGCCTGTTTTACCATGTACATTGCATCTGCAGGAGAGCCTGTAAAGTCCCAGTCCATTTCTCGGCTTTTAATCGTCAATCCGTCACTTTCATATGTATATAAAGGTACGGGAATTTTGTCCCAGATCATTATTCTGGAATGGAATTGTGGCGTGTATTTATATTCAGCTTCATTCTCACGCAAAGGTAGATATGGCTCAATAAGTGAGTATTTCTCATCTTGATATATAATATATGCTCCTGCAGGCAATACTATAGTCTTGTCATCATTCCATGACAATTGTATATAGTCTGAGGTCATCAGTTCTTCATGGCTTACAGCATCTTTTGTTATAAGCACAGAACAGATAACATTTCCAGATATTCCGTATATATCAATTTTTGCATCCATATCGGTTCAAAGTTCGTTAAAGAAAAATGGAAGTTCTAATTTTTAGAACTTCCATTTGAAACAAGAAGGGAAATGTTTGTTATTCGCTTCTGTCTGTCGGGTTTGGCTCGCAGAATTTGCTCGAAACCTTACCAAAACAACGAGCTAAGTTCATTCCGTAAGATAAACTTTTCCCTAAGTAAACCAGCTTGTAAACTTCATTTCCAAGAGAAGGAACATTGATTTTTACGGTTCCCTTTTCCAGTTCAGCCTGAAAGGCTTTCTTCTTTGCCCGATAATCACTTTCAGAAGAGCCTTCAATGGTGAACTGCAGGGCTATTTCTCGTGATGCAACACGTGCATTGTCTGTTATCATCCTTTTGCCGTGTTCAATACGGCTTTCATTTTCAATGTAGTCTTTCATCTCATTGAAGCCATCAATAGCATCGAGGAAGCCGTCTCCCATTCGTACACCCCAGGTAATAAATGCATCTTTTCCGTTAATTATTAAATCTCCTGTCATAATCTTGATGTATTTCGTTTCACTTCAGCGATGTCTGCTTTAATATCTTTTAGATATTTAGCCGAATATCCTGTATTTTCACGTATTTCTTGTAATTCCAAATATGAGTTGGCCAATATGGTTCTTGTTTCATCGGCTATATTATAAATTCCAACAGCTTGTGCTGTTAATGCACTTATATTACCTCTCAATTCTGTAATAGCAACTGTCTGTTGTTGTTCTGATGTCTCAATACGCAAATTCGATTCATATAAAGCAGTGAACCTGCCATTTAATTCATCGGCAGCATTTTGAGACATTGTTTCAAATCCTTTTGAAGATGCAGACTGTTGTTCTTCGCTTCCTCCCTTGTATCCGGTTATATCTGCTATGCTGTCACGCATTGATAGTGCCTCATCTACCATATCTTCCCATCTATCCTTCAATTCGTTCATTTGGTCATCTGTAAGGTTTCCATTTTGCCCACTCATCATTTGCGCCCAGTCGTCATACCATTTTTTCAAGTCTTCATCAAATACGTCTCCAAGCTGGTAGTTCAGCAAAGACTTCATCATGTATTCTCCAAAGTCGTCAGCAAAGTCTTGTGCATCTGCATCCATATCAAGCAGTGTGTTCATAAAACTGTCTCTCAGGCTGTCAAATGACACTTGCGTGAGATTTTCATTTATTTGTTCGGTCAGATTTTCTAGCTGACCGGCAAGATCTGCATAGTTTTCCCAATATTCAGACTTGTCATATTTGCCGATGTCGGTTATTTCATTCCATATTTCACGATTGTAGTCTCGTATATATGCCATCTGTTCTGGCGTCAGTTTGAACATGTCCTCATATGAATTAACAGAACTGATACTGTAGTTTGCATTAGGGTTTGTTTTTAACCATTCGATAAGGCTTTTATTTATGCTGTCATATATTCGAGAACTTGTGGCCGCATTACCATCTATCGCCTCACCCCAATAGTATGCGTTTGAATGGTGTGCTCCTGTGTAAGACATTTGCGCTTTCAGTATTTCAAGAGTCTGACGATTCAGTTGTTCTTGTGCATCTTTTGCTTGTTCGTAGTTTTTTATGGCTTCACCTCCTGCGCTTTCGTCCATTTTGTCTTTTAGACGGTCTATGCTATCACGAAGTCTGTCATTGCTGTCAGTCAATTTCTCTGTAAGTTCTGTAACATATTCAACGTTTCCTTTACCTATTCCCAGGCCTAAGATATTGTTGAATCCGCTTAGTATTCCCTTGACGGCACCTATACCATTAGATAATGCTCCGACAAAATTGCCGCTCATAGCATCTTTTATGAAGTTTGATGCAGACTGAGATGCATTAGCCAAATCGCTTATACCTTTGCCAAAATCACTACTCATATCAACACCCAATTGACTGAATAGGTCGGGGAGTGATTGAATGTTTGAATTAATTAGTGACATTATGTCACTTATAGCCTGTAGTTTATTGCCGAAACTGGTAAGGAAATTGTTGAGTTTTGTTCTTGCTCCGTATTCATCATTTTGTGCTTTTACCAATTTCTGGGTTGTGGTTGTCAGTTTACGTTCACTGCCAGCTATATCATCAAATGATTTCTTTACATTTTTATAAATATCGCTGTCTTCACCAAATAAACCGCCAATTTGTGATAGTATGTTGTCAAAGTTGGAAGTAATTATATCTTTTGCCCCGACACTTATTCCTGATGTCTGCAAATATCCTGCTACGCTTTCTCTTTGTTGGTTTAGGCTATTCTGCATTTCCATCATTTCGTGCATCAACGAATTAACGGTACGCTCAGCCTCTGCCACTTCCATCTCTATTTCTTTGCGTCTCTGTGTCATGGGCAGTATTAGCCCAAGTGTGTTCTTAACCTCATCGTTTTTTTCAACGATTGCAGTATTTATCTTATCTATCTGTTCTACGGCAGTTTTGTATTCTTCAAGTCCGAGATTTCCGTCTGAAAGCATGTTCCTTAGCTGCTGACGTATTCTTTCGAGTTGGCTGATTGTCATATCTCCGAGGTTACCGAATACATCTTCCCAGTTCATGTTTCCTTTTATCTGTTCAAAATCAAGCTTAGACAGTGCATCATCCATTGATGCTTGTAAAGAAAGGCGTTCACCTTCGCTTTGAGCCTTGTTGATCTTGTCTGAATATTCCTGAGATATTGCTAGGCGTTTCTGTTGATATGTGCCATAGTTCTTGAGGTATTCGTTTAGTGCTTCTTTTTGAGCATTAACCTCATTTTGGATTTGATTTTTTTCAGTATATTCTTTTAACAAGTCATAAGATGAACTGTCTACCGTGATATTGGAAGAGTCGAAACTGCGTTTTTTATACTTTGGATTTTGTTTAGCTCTAAGATCTTCTTTTGCATCGAAGATTTCTTTCTGTCTTTGAATTTCTTTTTGGATATATTCTTCTTTAGCCCGGTCTATTGCTTCCAGTTCCTTTTTATTATCATATTCTCTTTGTGCAATAGTCTTATCACTGCCGTCAGCCATAGCGTTTATCCGGGCTTGCTCAACCTGATTTTCCAATTCAACAGCATCTCTTTTACGGTCAAGAGATTGATTCTTCTCCAAGTTTTTAAGTATCTCCGCCTGTTTGCGAATGGCTTCCGCCCTCTTGAGAGCTTGATTTTCCACTTTAGCCTGTTTTTGGGAAAATAGTGTATCTCCACCCAGTTCTTTAAACGACTTCTCCGCTGTTTCCATTGCCTCTTTGGCCTTCACGACCTCGTCTTTTGTTGACTTGGCAGATTTTCTTAGTTTCTCATAAGTTTTCTTGGCGTTGTTCCATGTCTTTTCTGCCTTCTTATAAGCATCTTTGAACAGTTCTGGCTTTCCATTTTCATATTGACCGGTAAGATAATTGAACTTGCCTTTCTTCTGATTTGTATCCATTTTCAGTGAGTTCAACTTTAGCTGGAATTGGATAGGAACAGTGAAAATTCCGGTTCTTGACGATTCTTCCTTCCATTGTAGCATATATTCACGAATTTTCAACAAATCATCACGAACCTTCATTTGCTCAACTGACATTGGAATCTTATCAATCTCTTTAATTTTTTTCTCAATGTCTTTAATTATAGATTCCGTATCTATTTCAGCTGGTGAGCCGTCAACATGAAGCATCATTGTTCCTTCAACCTCTTTTTTCATGGCTATAACAAAGTCAGACATGTAATCCAACTTCATCTTGGAATCCTGATATTCTCTTTCTGCTACCGTTAGTTTCAACTCTATAGGTTTAGCGTCCTCCTCGGCTTGCTTTTTTAATCTGGAAAATTCCACCAACGCTGATTTCCATTGATCTAAGTCCTTTTTCGCATCTTCTATTTTAGACGTATAAATCGCCACTTGATTATTCGAATTTGAAGTCAAAGAAGCTGCCTGACGTGCTTCTGTATATTCTTTGATAGCATTTTTTGCTTTCTCTATATTATCAATGATGTTCTGATAATTGTTCTTATCCCGCTCTTCTTTTAGTCTTTTTTGGGCATCAGCAAGATTTAATGTAGCTATTTCTTCCTTGCTATAAGCTGACGTGAGGGCAGGAGAATATTTCTGTAATTCTTCATACGATTTTATTTTTGATAATTCAGTTTCTGTACTGTCCTGAATAACACGGATAAGCTCTTCTACTTTACGTTTTCGCTTCTCCTCCCCATCTATAAATTTCTGTTGCTCATCGTTGAACCTTTTCTGGGATTTTTCCGCCGCTGTCGCGCTATCATTAAAAGCCCACATAGCAGCTACGACTCCAGCCAAAGTTGTTGCTATAAGCACATACGGATTAGCTTTCATCACTGTGTTCAAAGCTGTTTGCGCAAGTGTCTGTGCTTTCGTCGCAGCTGTTTGTATGGCTTTTGCTGCAGCATCCGTTCGAGCAGCAACAGCCCAACTTTTTGTTAATGCTATATTCGTAATCAATGCCGCTTTATATATTCCATAAGTGGCTATCAAGCCTATCAGAGTCTTACCAACAGTCTCATAATTCTCTATTAAACCTTTCACGGCAGATATACCTGCGGATGCTATTCCCTGAGTGTTCTTACCCATTTCGTTAAGCATAGAATCCCAAGCGTCTTTCAGGTTACTTATTTGTCCTGTAAGAGACTTTGATTGTTCCTGCATCAGGTTATAATAAATGCCTGATTCGCTGGTCATATTCTTGAAAGCTTGTTCTACTTCCTTGAATCCGACCTTTCCTTCTTTGACAAGTCCAGAAACTTCATCTTTTGTCACACCAAGGACTTTTGCAAGTTCCTCATATATAGGAATACCACGACCTGCAAACTGACGAATATCGACAGCATAAGCTCTTCCTTGTGTCCTCAATGTTCCGTAGAGATAGGCTATTTCACTAAGTTGTGAGCCAACACCAGCAGCCACATTGCCAAGCATTACAAGTTCATCACCTACATTTTCTGCCGATGAGCCATAAGCAATCATCTGTTTTGCTGACTGAGCAACCCCCTGAAGGTCAAAAGGAGTTTTAGCAGCAATATCAACAAGTTCTGTCATGAGTTTGTCTGCAGCCTCTTTACTCTTTAACATAGTAGAGAAAGCAATTTCTAGTTGCTGAAATTGTCCTCGGACGTTAATAAGATCGGAAACAAACCCTTTTAATGCTGCTGCACCACCGATAACCCCTAAAACCTTAGTCAACGAAAGCGTCATTTTCTCATTGACTTCAGCTGTTTCTCCCGCTTCTTCTTTAAAAGCAGAGTATTCATCCCTAAGTTTTTTTACTGAGAGACGGGCTTCTGCCTGTTGCTGCGTAAGACCGAACAAAGCATCTTTCTGTTCTCTTAATTTGGCTGTTTGAGCCTTTATCTGTTCAGACATTCCTGTAGTATCACCGCCAGACTTAATCGTTTCACGGTATTTATCTTTCAGAAGAATGAGCTCATTCTGTAACTGTTTGATAACACCTCTTTGTGATATGATATTCGCTGAAAGATTATTTACTGTTTGTGAAGCATTGTAAATCCCGTTTTTGAAATCATGCTCCATTGTAGCTCCAACTTTTGCAGCTTCTGTCACAAGTCCCATCATCTGCTGACGAGCGGCTGCCAATTGTGCTTCTAATGCCTTTGCTGCAGCAGGAGACTTGTTTACGTCCATTTTCTTTAGCTGTGCTTCCAGCTTCTCACATTCCTGTCTCAGACGTATAACCTCGTCATAGTCCGAGCTTACTTTAAAGTATAATATTGCCATGTCTATTTTTTGTTTCTTCTTCTTCGTGAGGCCATATCCTTACCCTTCACTTTTGTAACCTTCGTCCCGGTAACTGTATGGAGCTTGTCACGCTGCATTAATACTAAGTTTCTGTATGGTATTTCATATACCACTTCCCGGTATGTCAGATGCAGATTTTCCATGAACGATGCGATCTGTCCTAAGAGAGTGTCATTTCCTACAACTTCGGTTTCGCTGCCAGCAGGCTTACGTTCTTCGCCAAGCTGGCAGCTTTGAGAAAAACCTTTGAGTCAATCATAGAGAGTGCTTCATCCAATGCGTTCACATTTTCTTCATATGTTCCTTTTGCTAGTTCTTCACTTAAACTTTCGTCACCAGCTATCAGCCAGGAAAGAGCTTTGCTGTAAGCCTCGCTTTTTCCCAAGGAGAGCAGAACATCTTTCAAATTGTCTGCTTCTTGAACTCCAGACAGATAGGATATAGCTCCGGCCAATTTATGTATAGTAGGAGGGTAGACCGTGTAAACTTTCCCGGCTACAAATACTGTTCTGAAATCACTGCCGATAATGGATTCTGATATTATTCTTGCTCCTTTGTTCATATCTTAAAAGAAAAAGGGTGAAGCCGAAGCCACACCCGTTAAACATTCTGAAAACTAACCGCCACCTTCTTGAATGAGAGTAATTTCCTTTTCTACAGTCTTGAAGGCATCAGACAGAGAGGTTGGTATGCTTCCTGACTGAGTGGTATAGCCGGCCTTTGACACTTCATAAGAAACGGATGTCCCAGATTTCACCCTCTTGGACTTGACCGTTTGCCCATCCAGCTTTACTGTCGCATCAGAAGGCGTTGCTACGACCTTTACATCTGTTCATGCTTCTTTTACCTCTTCTGCATCGAACCAGTATTCTGGAGCAATGGCAGGATCTTTCGGCTCCAACTCTACTGCACTTACAGGAAGGCCAATAGCCTTGTCTGTGGTTGCTTCACGGGCACCGATGTCAGCGCGAGGAATCACGCAATACTGATCGTCATCGGTCAGGGATACAATCAACTTTTCGATGTTCACCTTGCCTCTTGCACGCTTCCAACCTTTGTCCGTGTTGATGACATCACCACCCATCAAGTCTTTCTTGGTCGGGTAATCATACTCACCAATAGTAAAATTGACAGTCACATCGCCCATATCCTTATCACTACGGTAAGTCTGGCCTGTGAGCTGGTTCTTGTAGTTGGTACGACTAGCTTCTGCTTCTTCGAGCGTCCACGTGTCCTGATGAATGTTCTTTACCTCTTTCAAGGTTTCACCCTGCAAGAGAGTATGCAAGGCCTGTCCGGTCAAATCAGCCGTGATAGCACTTGTTTCTCCATACCAAAGTTTCTTGATATTCACGGCTGTGATTTTCTTTGCTTCTGCCATATTATTTCACGTTTAAAACTTCAAATAAAATTCTTACATTTACATAATGACACTTTAAGGCTGTGTCTTCCTCTGTTCCAATTGACTCGATGGAATAATGATAGGTAGTATCGTCATAACGTCCGGTTATGCCGTCAAACAGCTTTTGAGCCTGTTTCTCCAGTTCGTTCAACCGGATGGTATTGGCTTCACCTTCCTTCAGATCAGGAACACAGAGGTTCACCTCAACAAAAGACTTCTTCCAGTACGTGCCCGGCTGTTGGCTTTTTGAGTGAATAACAATCCTTTCAGACTTCAATTCACCCGTAAGTTTCTTGCCATGAGGTATGATGGATATTCCGAAAGGCTGGCAATCACGGTAAAGTATGTTCGCTATGTCAGTGGTTACTATCATTTGATTTCCTCCTTCAATCGTTTCTCAGCAAATAGGGCTGCACCAGTCAAGACTTCATAACCTTTGGATTCAACGAACGAAGCGTATTCGGCTTCATTCCTTAACTCCAGTCCATCATCCTGAACTGCATACTTGTTTGATTTACGGAGTGTGCCGGTCTGGTTCTGGTAACTGCCATGCTCTATCGCATAATTGACAGCTTCCTTACCAACCTTTTCTTCAACAGCTTTAACCTCGGCATAGCCTTGCTCGAAAAAGCTATCAACATCAGAAAAATCAAATTTTACAGCCATATCTCTGAGTAACCAAAATAATTTGTATTCTTAACCATGTAAACCTTGCCAGTTCCCCGGATATTCTCACCGTCCATACATCTGACTTCATCACCAGCCTTCAGAGAGATTTTCTTCTCACAGACTACGTGATAGTTCGGTCGGTACACCTCGCCGTTCTCCGAAGTAAACTCTTTTGTTGAGTTATCATCACAGCGGCACCGACATATTTCCTGCCAGCTTTCTTCACCGGTTCCGGGAATGGGCCGGCCGAACTCGTCTGTTTTCATCAGAGTAAAGACCTTAACCTGTAATGTATGTGGAGCAAATATCATAGGAATTTGACTTTAGGCTTATCTGACAGCGTGTCTTCAAGTCCGTACTTCTTACACAAGAAAGAATAGTATTCCTTCAAGCCCTGAGTATTCCAGGACATAGAGAAACCGTTTTCGCTGATTGAAGTGGCTCTAAGTAATAGAGAGGGGATGAACTTCGCCATAGCTACCGACACGAGACCGATGTTTGACTGGTCCATCTCATCCTCTCCGCTTATTCCTGAAGACAGACTTATCTCCAAAAGGTCAGCCTCCGACAAGTTGATGCCGAAGGTCTGAAACTTCTGTGATATGTAGTCTTTTACTGTCATGCGTTCATTGTTGTCAAGTCGATGTTCACAATCTGGTTCGGGTTCGCAATCTGCGGAATCCACTCCGCGGTGTATTCCAGATAACGGCCGTTGCCATCCTTGTAACCGGAGATGAGCATATCACCGTCAGCCTGAGTATAGTTGCGGCCCGGTACACCGTCAACAGCTTCGTAAGGAGTGTGGAAACGCATGTAACCAACCTTATCCTGAGGAAGCAGTGTAATATGGTCATCGGCGTAAATCTGCACGTTCTTGCCAGACTGGTCAAGAACATAATCTTCCTTGATTTCAATAGCCGGCAGACCAATACCAGTAAAGACGGTGGAAGCCAGTTGAGAGGTAATCAATCCGGTTGACATATACATCTCGTTACCGGTAAGCTGCATCTTGAACTTATCACCGAACTCACTCGAACCGATAATATTTTTCACGAATGTTCCTCGTGACATAATCATCTTCGGGAAGTTGCCGTAAGTGGCCTTCAATTCATTCATCTGCTGCTGCAGGTATGTGATGAAGTTGGCCTTCGCTCCGGCTTCGGGGGTAATGAACTTGAACGGAAGTTCGATATCCAGCAGGTCGATTCCTCCGGCATTGTCGTCCTTGTTTTTCACTTGAGCCTTACCTGTCATCAGCAATGAACCGACAACGATGTCCATGCGCTTATGTGCGGCAAGGAGTACCTGACGATAGTCATCGTAGATGAAATTCACGATGTCCTGCATGGCGGCAACTTGGTCGGCAGTCTTTGCGGCATTGAACTTGTCAACCAAGTCCTGCAGTTCTGACAAGCGGTCAATGGAAATCTGGTAACGGTCACCTAAATAGGCTATCTCACCATATCCAGAACCGATGTTCCTGCGCTCACGGATAGGTTTCTCCCCGTAGCGTGAGTTGATAGAACCGGCCATCACGCCAGTAACCTGACCAATATAGTCTTTGAACACACGAGTTGTCGTTCTACGGAAGTCCAGGTACTGCTGCCAATATATCGTATCCTTACGAGTCTGAAGGACGCGTTGGATAACGGCACTTACGATATTAGGATCGTTAAACAGTGTATAAATAGTTAGCATCATATCTTTGTTCTCCTTTTTTATTTACTTGCTATAATACCAGCTGCTCTCAATGATGCAAGAAGAGCATTAATTTTGTCTTTTTCATCTCCGCCTGCAGCATCATCAACTTTTGCACCCTGTTTTACCAGTCCCAAGGTGCTTGAGTTAGCTGCCTGATAGGTAGTGTTATTGTCTGTCCACGGAACTTCGACATAAGCTTTACCGCCTTCCAATGCCACCGGATATTTCTTTCCGCTTTGGGTAAATCCTAACTGAATTCCTCCCATTACGGAATCCGAAGCTTCAGGCAGTTCATATGAAACACCAGCTGGTGACTGAACACCTGCAGCGTTGAACTGGAAATGCGGCATGTTGGCCTTGTCGATGTCTGAGAATGGCATGGCTAACTTGGTAGGTTCTATTTCAAACGCACGCATCAAAAGGGCAACCAGTACAATGCCATTCTCTACTTGTTTCCTCTCATACAAGGCGGAGTTTGCAATAACTTTAGGTGTAGTACCGCTAACTTCTGTAGCTTCATAAAGTACTGTACCGGCCTCTAAAGTTTCGCCGAAGTCGGCAGCCAACGTCAGTTTATCGAAGGCTTTGTCTGATTTGTCAATGTCGTTAATGGTTGCTCCATGTGCACCGTTACCAAGATGCATACCTTTGTAAGCCAAAGAGTTTTTCTTAATCTTCAACGTGGTATTGGAGCCTGTTGTGAACTTCTCATATACTTCTACACGGATTGCCACCTGGGCTGTTTTCTTCACCAGGTCAGCGGCAATAGGTGTAAAGGATGGTAAAAACGAGCCAACAACAAGGTTGGTCGTGTCCAGCTTATAAGGGCCTCTGCGTCTTACACCTGTAGAAACATCATAACGTTCCTCGATTGACGGTTCCGGCTCAATGTTATACTTAAATCCTGCTGCCATAAATTACTTGTTTTTTTGTTCGACAATTTGTTTGGTGTCCGCCTCAATCATTTTGGCGAACTCGCTTGCTTCCTTATCCTGCTTTTGTTCTGCAGTTTCAGGGGCTTGTGCGAATTTGAAGCCGCTGTTAGACATATCCTGTTTCATGTCCTTGAAATAAGTGTCCAAGTCCGTGTTCTCTGGAATGTTGCGGTCCTTCAGCATAAATTCGGGAATACCGTACTTTTTTGCTACCTCCGAAATCTGAGAATTGCGCTGCGCCTGCGCTTTTTCTGCTTCGTATGCAGACAGTTTTTCAGAAAGACTTTTATTGGAATCAATTAGAGCTTGAGCCCATGCAGGAACTTCGTCTTTTTTCTCATCTTTCTTTTCGTCTTTCTTTTCTTCCGGGTCCTCGATTGGTTTTCCGTCTTTCAGTCTATGCTTCTTCTCGTAGTTTGAAACAGCGGAAGTCTGAGCCTGTCCTGCACGGAAATCACCATAATTTTGCATCACGTCCTGAAAAGAGATACCCTCGACAATGGAGGTTACCTTCGTTTCGTCCGTTACACCCTCAGCCTTTTTCGTAGCTATACGGGTAAGTGTAGCAGTGTCCACACCCGGAAACTTCGTTTGCAGTCCTGCCAAGATTTTTTCAAAGATTGTCATACCGTATGAGTTTGATTAATAATTTCATACGGTAAATTTACTTATAGAAAAAAGGAAGGGGAAATTTTAAGGCTAACGATACGAAACAATTAGGGGAATGTTCGTTTTTAGGCAAAAATAAAGCGTGACTACTGGGGTAATCACGCTTTTATTAATTATTTCATTTTTGTTTAACAAAAAGTTTACCATTTTTATAATCAATCTCAACATCGCATTTATATATAATTGCGACTATTGAAACTGCTGTTATACAGATAAATAATGTTATAATAATTGCTGTACTCTCAGATATAACAGCAGTTTTTCCTACCTTGCTCATAATGGTTGCAGCAATTGATGACATTGCAGATCTAAGGTTCTGGTATTTACAGGCCAAATAGCATGCCGCTTGTAGGTCTTTACCCGAAACATAAATCTCTTTATGCCCTGCTTTAATGGCATTCTCTAATTCCTTTTTACTCTTTACAGTTATCATAATTATAATAAGTTTATAGCCGCCAGTTCTTCCGTCAGGGCATTAATACCTTTTTGGATCTTTTCTAATTGCTGTTTACGTGGCTTATGTACTCCTGCCGCATAGTGCCATAACTGGCGTTCGTTAATTCCTGTTATCCGACTCAAAGCAGCTTTGGTGAAGATACTGCTGTAATAGTTGATGAAGGTAGCAGCATCTATCTTGAACTTCAGAGTAAACTCTCCTTTGAGAACCTCACAAGGGTTCGGATTGTCCTCCAGATACAAGTCTATGGCTTCCTTCATGTTCTCCTCAATTTCCCTTATGTTATTACCGACCGTAATAACTGGAGCATCTTCAATGTAAGCACTGAGATTATTCCCAGCATGTTCGACAATCACTTCTACAGTTCTCATATTGACCTCCATTTTATAGTTTAACAAAAGAGGCGGGGGCTATTTCAGCCCCGCTTGCCTCAAAATGCTGTAATAAGTGCCTTTTTCAACGCCTTTCTTTCCATGATTCGGAACGACTACCGTTATTCCATCTTTCTCAAACTTCATGTGGCTGCCCTTCTGGCTCTTTAGAATGAAGCCGTTGTCAAGCAACATAGTTACAACCTCTTTAACTGATTTGTAACTCATAGCGTTTACGACTTAATTACAATGCAAATATAGTAAAAATACGAACAAGTACAAAATAAATATTCGTATTTTTACTATATTTATAATAAATAGAGATACTGCAATACTACATAATACAAATAGTATTATTTTACAAACGATTCTTTCCGTTTATTTCATTAATTTTCTTTTGTTTCTCAATGTCATTCTTCTGTTTTTCTTCCTGCTCCTCCTTGATGGCTTCAATCTCGTCCAAAACAGAATCCACGTTCCCCACAAAAGTAATAGCCCGTTGCTGCGACCATATTTCACCATCTTTGGCTTTGATGGCTGTGTCAATCTTGTCTTTGATGTCCTCCAGCTTATATGGCTGCATCTGAACATCTATATCAATTGTCTCGGAGGCTGCTTCAAGAGTTGTATTAACTGAGCCTAAAGCGGAAGTCAGGAAATTTACACGCCGTTGCATGAATTCGCCGACAGTTTCGTTCAGATTCTCCACATTCAGATGGGTGGACATAAATACATAATCGAAAGTTACACCGGAAACAGCATTGCCTGTACCTTTCAGCGCGTCGAAGGATATACGCGGCGTATTGGTTAATCCATAAATCTGACTCAGTAAGGTCTCAACCTCGAATTTAACTGTATCAGGGACCTGACTCCATGTCAGATATTGGGCATTAGCTCCCTGCCCGGTCAGCTCGACCACCCGGTTCTTGAACTCACCAGAGAAATTCTGCACATCTCCAAATAACATTAGGATAGGGAAGAAGTGGTAGTCGATACAGTCCGCATAATTGGAAAGAAGTTTCTCCAGTCTTACTCGGAGACTCTTGATTTTTTCACAATACGCTTCCGGACGGTACATGTAAATTACAGGGAGTTTCTTGAATCCATGAGCGAACGATCCTTTGTCTGTCCAATTACTTGTCAGTTCCCACTGATAAACCATATCCTTGGTGATGGTCATAAAGCATGTAATCTCCACATCATCCAAATCTTTCTTCTTGTATTCACGGGAGAGGGCTACCAAATCTCCATTGTCATTGAAGAACGGATAGAGCTTGTCTCCGCGGAACGGGGACCAGATGGCACTCTTCAGACGATATTCAGGTTTTGATTTGCCGAAGATTCCGGCAACCTTGCGCTTAAGCTTTGCCCAGAAGCCGTCGTCCTTCACCACATACCAGTATTCTGCCACTTCCTGCTCTGACAACCATGCTCTGACAACCTTTTTGTTCTGATACTTCAGCTTGTTCTTCTTGAACACTTGTTTCAAAGCTGAAAGAAGACTTTCTTCTGACTGGTCCGGCTGACAGTCAAGCGTCGGCTCTGTTCCTACTGTGAAAGCTGTCTGAATGTTTACGATGTCCTGCTCGATAGGAAGGGCTATTCTATTTGGTTCAACTTCTTTCTTAACCGCCGGCTCAATGTATTCTTTACCTGTTGTCGGGTCGGTTATTCTTTCTTCAGGCTTGGTGGTGATTTTTATTTTTGGGTATTTCTCCTCGTCAATCACTATCTCATGCCTATTAGGATTCCAGTCATTATAAAGAGCATGAGCATTGGGATGTTCTGTTTTTCTTCCTTTCTTCAGATAGTAGATTTTTCTCTCTATCTCAGGTATCGCTAAAATTTCCTCTAAAGTTCTCATATACTAAAATTTAATGTCCAAATACTCCTGAAATGTCTTTCGGTTTCATAATCCTGCCTAGAAGTTCTCCCAGCACATAATACCGCGCAGCGTCAATGCCATGGTTATCGTGGTCTTCCGGCTCGTTGATGTAGTTTCCGTCCTTATCCTTTGCCCAGACATAATTCCTATACTCCCTCTGCAGGTTGTAGGAGCGTCTGGTAATGTACATCTCCATTCCCTGCATCTTGTCAATACCCGCATTGACAGAACCTTGCCCCTTTTCTACTGGATAAATCTTGATGCCTCCGTTGTGGATTTCCTGAATAAGTCGCGGATCCGCACTGTCAGCAATCACTCTAAGATTCCAAGGACGCAAGACTTTTATGATGTCGCCGGAAAGCAATCCGGTTCTATAATCCACTTCATCCAGATAAAGAGCATTGTCTATGATTCCACATCGGATAGCTGCTGTGGGGTCATTGGTATAACCAAAATCCAATCCTATAGCAACTTTCTTGCACCACATCGGGAACTCATCCACGATGCCCCATTTCTTAAACACGGCACCCTCGGCCACGTCAGCCCAGCGTCCTATGACAACATGAGCATACTTCTCCGGATTCTTCTCCTTCATTTCCTGGACTTCATTCAGAAACTCAGGAGAAAGGTTCTCGATATTATCGAAGTAGGTTGTATGAATGTGAAGGACATTGGGATGTGTAGAAATCTGTACCTGCACGCCGTCAATCTCGACCAAGCGGTGGGTATTCTCGATGTATTTTTTGTAAATGAAATGGTTAGAGTCACAGGGATTCATGATAATGATAATCCGATTCTGGATTCCTTTCTTACGGATGGAGAGCATAATCTTGTCAAACTCTTCTTCACTGGTCCATTCCTCCGCCTCATCACAGACAAAGGTGGTAATACCCTGGATGGACTTCAACTTCGCCGTCTGATTCCCGGAAGAGGTCTTGATACCCCGGAACATGATACGACTGCCGGTCATCCGATTTACTATGTCCGTCTTGGTGGTCTTGAAATACTTCGTGGTGCCGTCCAGTTCTATCTTTTCCATCATCTCTGGAATGATAGACATGCCGGCAGATACCATCGTGTAGCGGGTGTATAGAATCTGATGGACAATCTTCTCAACTGGAGTCTGCTCAAAGGTCAGTCGCTCGATAAAGGTGGAAGCGTTGAAAGACTTGCCCGAATTATGCGTAACCGTTCCGTCAGAATGCAGATATCGTTGGTTTCCGTCAAGACAAATACCACACCAATCTCCAATTCCAGCAGACTCTATTGAAAGTTGCGACAAATGCCAATCTTTATTTTTATGAACATCAGCTTTGTTTACAATTTTTCTTTCTACCTTACAAGGTATTTTCCATGTATCACCATTGATATGAACGCGAAAAACTTTGCCGCAATCTTTTCCGCTACAACGTGCGTTCTTCTCGTTAATACTTGTTCTAAAGCCAAGAGTATCTGCAATATATTTTATTTGTCTTGCAAGTATTTCATTCTTTTGCGTGATTTCATATCCATTGCGACACATCGTTCCATCGGTGTCAAGTAGTCCTGCAAGTAATTCTAGACGTACTTTTTCACTATTTGATATGTATTCTTGTGGAACATGTTTATTCCCAATCAAATCGTAATGGCGTAAAATATCCATTATGGGATTCGTCAGTCCACAGTTCTTGGCAAGTCGGAATGTCTTAGCTTTACCTCTTACTCCATTGATTGAAAGATGCAAATTGTGATTTTCTGCATACTCATTAAGATACTGTTCAATTTCTATATCAGGAGTTGTTATTTGTGGATATATGCTTGTTCCATCACCCAACCATAAGCCAAGCAAATATGGTTCTAGTTTAACGGGACTTTCTTTATAGGGTATTGAATTTGTCTTATATCCTCTAAAATGTTCCTTAAAACGATTGCTGCGATTCAAATAATCAGTAATACGCATATCCGTGTATTCTTCAAAGTCATTGTATCTTCCTTCATTTATAGAAATTTGACTTTTCTTTAAGCTGAGGATATGTGCATCATTTACAAAGTAATCTTCTGCACTTGTTTGTCTGACACGGAACATTTCGCTCCTGCCTTTCATCGTAGCAAGGACATTGCGGGGCGTGCCATCGTCACCCATGACACAATCTCCAACTTTAATATCTTTAATTTGCTTTATTGTCAAATCAGACATTATAATTCCTTGCGTAGGTGTCTCACACCCACGGCCACCGGTAATGAGGATAATGAACTTATTCCTGTCTGTGTATAACGGATGATATATTTCTTGAGGAACAATCATTTCAGCTTGTCTTTAATCCATGAATCAATTGAAATTCCGTGGTAAATATCCTGAGGAATATCAGCGTCCTCATCCTGCCGACGTTCAACCTTTCTCCACTCTTCGTCATGGTGATACAACCAGACGGACATGGCCTGAAGATTTGGAGCGAGTTCGCTCTCACTCACCTGAAGTTCTTCTTCGCCGGTCAGATTGCCGTCCTGGTCTTTCAGCTTTCTAACTACGGTACTCTTCGTCTTGATACCACCCAAGGCCATAGCAAGGAACTTTGCACGTACTGCAGCAGTGATTGTCGCACGTCCGCGCGCTAACACTTCGCTTAATTCGCAGTGCTTACTCTTCTTCTCACTGAATGTTTGGGGGCATAGGCCTAAAGCGAAAGCAATCTCTTTGTCCGTGAATCCCTTCTTGGCATACATTTCCACTTGAGAGAGAAACTCCTCGCTCTTGTAGTCAAATTTGGGTTTTCGTCCTGTATGTTTGCTTTTTTGAGATTCACTTTTCATAACCAAATCATCCGTTATTGTTACCCATATAAATGCGGCGAGAAACAGGCTTATTGCCATAGATATCAATTCCTCTCTTTGAAAAATAACTGTCTATTCTCGCTGCATATCTTTCCATTATAGACCTCGTTCTGTTTCTTATACTTCTTTGCCTGTCTGTACCAAGCCCGTATTGCCTTCCAGCGTTGTACATTATTCGTCTTGACTGTTGATACAGCTGGCTATATGTTTTCTTTCTAACTCGGCATTCCTCCTTGTTTTAATTCCTCATTCAACTCTTTCTACCTGTTCATCGAATACTTCGCCTTTGATAAATTTGGCGTAAGGATCGTAACCAAACCTTTCACAGAACGCAGCTTTGGCTTCAAATGTGTCAAAGGAGAGCATCAAGTAAGCATCCATATCCTGAGCCTGCTTTTGGGCTGCTTCCTTTACCTGTTGCTTTACATCCTTCATGTGTGCCACCTTTTGGGCTCTTTCCATCTGCTTGGCAGCTTTCTCGGCTTCTTTCTGTTCAGTTAATGGAGCCATCATATCCTCCAAAGCGTCCGCAATGGAGTTTTCTTCCTCTGTTTGGAGAAGGAAATCACAACCGATAATGTTCAAGTCTGCTGCCGTTAGTCCTGCATCCTGATAGTCAATATCAGGGACCAGTCGAGCCAAAGCGTCAAAATCCCAGGTTCCTTGCGCGTTCGGGTTGTTCATCAGAATGTTCAATTCCTTTTCCTGCTTTTCGTCCACGTCAATTACATCGACACGGAGCCTGTAGTCGTTTTCCGGGAATTTTTGAAGTTCATCCATGACTGTCAGACGCTGATGACCGCTTACCACAGTCAGTCCAGTCCGCTTGTTGACTACGATTCCACCAACTAAGCCGAACTTCTTGATGCCTCGCTTCAATGTTTTTCTTGATTCCTCTGAAAGCTTCCTAGGGTTATAATCTGCGAAGTGAATGGCAGAACGGTTGAGTTCTACCGATTCACTCTTTATGTATTTGCTTAGTTCCATATTAGCCATTACTTAAACCCATCGCACGAGAGCGAACCCTATTATACGCAGGAAGTGCTCTATTATAAAACCTGTCTCTAACGCCTTGTGGCATATTACTTCTACCATAATCGGTATCACGATAATTTAATGCACGAGCTAATTCCATAACTCTCTGACCTTGAGCGTCAATTTCTGCTAATGTCTTTTTCCTTCTGACTCTGCGTTCCTCCTATTAATTTTGTTTGTTATAATTATAATATTCTTCCTGTTAGCTTAAATGTATATCCATTTACACTCTTATAACCTCGTTTCCCATTCAAACAACTTGTAACATTTCCGTTGTTCAAATTATTAACGCGGCACATTTCTCTTATGCTTGGATATGTTCCAATAACGACACCATCTTTTAACAACTGCACCTCCTTTTTGGGGCGTTCACACACGTTGTTACGTGGAATATATAAACCTGTTCTAATTGCGTGCCTGATATTCTCTGATTGAGTAACCCATTCAAGATTTTCAAGCCTATTATCAGACTTTATACCATTAATATGATTTACCTGCATATCAGGATGAGGTTCAGTAAACGCATCCATAACAAGCCTATGCACTTTACACGTTTTACCTTCTCCATTGAGTTTTTTCAACTCAATGTACATATATCCTTTTCTTGTTGGAAATGGTTTAAGAATTTTGTCGCGTACAACAATTTTCCCCTCTTTACCTGCAATTTTGCTGCCGTGTCTATACTTGATATTCTTTACTCTTCCAAGATTTGACACAAGATAAAGACCTTCATATCCGACTACATCTTTCCAAACTTCATCCATTGTTATTTTTCTTATTATCATATTCAAATAAAATCCTACGGCTCATAGGGAATACTTGATATATTCTTTCCAAATCTTGAGGATAGTTTTCTCTTAGCCACAAAAAGCAATCTAATGAAAATCCGACCCCGTTTGACGCTTTGAGCGAATATCTCACCGGTTCAGGCAATCCTTTCTGTCTCATGTATGACAGGATATCTTTCTGCGTCCAGTCGGCCAAGGGATAGCACATGCCATTGTTCTCATACTTGTTGGCTTCATAACCTTTCAGCATCAGGCGGCGGTTCATGCCGTCGGCCTTCTTCATGCCTAAAAACGTGTAATAAATCCCATATCTGAGCTGCATGGCTTTTACTATATCAGCCAGTTTTAGAAGCTTTACTTTAGGATTGGGTACGCAATACATACCGCCACGAAGAATGTAGGTCAGGTTCCAGTGTGGCACCTGAATAAACTCTATTTTAGGATATTTGGCCTTTACCCAGCCTATCCATCGCTCAATGTGTTTTAAGCCTTTGACGAAGTACATGAACACGCAGACTATTCTGTCAAACTTCGGGTAGATCATGTCCAGTAATACCAAAGAATCCTTACCCAGCGATAGAAACAGTAAAACCCCGTCAGTCTTCTGTCTGACGAGGTCAATATAGCTGTATGTCCTGTCTTGCAGTGTCATTATCCGCCATTCAAACCAAGTCCGACACGGACGTTATAATACTGCTGTCTGCGGTTGATGAATCTGCCACGTTGCGACAAGCCTCCATTTTCGGTGGTCAAGCCTCTACGGCCACCACGATAACCGCCTGTTGAAAATGTGCTTCTGTTTACTCTGACTCAGCGTAAAATTTAAATTAAACATGTTTTTCTATCACTCTGCCAAGGTTATAGACTACCTGTGCTGCCAAATAAATCTCACCTTGATGGGTGTATTCAATCAAGTTGTGGTTCTCGTCTTCAAACAGCTCAATCTTTGCGTCTTTGACTTCTACCAGTGCGCTGGTTCTGCCTTTGTTGTAGCCAACAAAGAACTGAATAGCATCATAGTGTCTCGGCTGCAGCTCACCATTAACCTCTACACAAAAACCGTCAGCGTCAAGCTGGCAGTATTTCTTTTGTGTTGTTGGTCTGATCTCTCTGTATTCTTGACGTTTCTTGCCTGACAGGATTTCGTCAAAGAATTTCTGTTTGATGATAAGATTAAGTATTTCCATAATCGTGATATATATTTTATTTAGTTGCGGATGCCGGATTCGAACCGGCGACCTCTACCAAGTCAAAGTAGCGAGCTGACCACTGCTCTAATCCGCGATGGTACCTTTTCACAAAGATACCTAATTATGAAGACAATTTTGAATAACAATTCTACACATACGAAACAATAAGCCAATTGTTCGTTATTAATTCACAAGCATGTTGCTTTATGATTTGGTCTGCTGTGTTTTCAGACCTAACAATTGTCTGGTTCTCTCTACGTCAATGAAGTTTGTCCATCCTGCATGATGCAGCTTTATGGCTGCCTCTTTTATCGTGATATCGCCACATGACACCTTTTCTTTCAAAGACTGTAATATACTTTTCATAACCATCTTAAATTTGAATAGTATATGCCATTCAGTATTTTATAATCACCAAATAATCTCACTTCGCCCTGGTACATCATGGCAAACCTTGAGTAACCGCAAATCTGCTTTATAGCCCAGTCTGCCTGCTTTGTCCCATATCCAAACCGCTGTATTTGGGGATAAATTTTCATTCTGAAGGCAATTTCACTGTCAGTCATGTCACCAACAGGACAAACGTTCAACGTCCCATTGTGAGCAAAATAAATGCCATTCTCGACAAACGGGTGACAGTTAGCCCTACATATTGAACCGTGCGTGGCAAGTCTGAAATGAATGATGCAATCCTCGTCATCACCAACCTCCGACAGGTGGCGTAAGAATGTCCGATAATCCAAACCCTTATGAAAATAATCGGTTGAAACGAACCCGTAACCATTATGGTTTAGCTTCTTGATTTTTGCGAGAGTGTCCAAACTCGGCATCTGGACACCCTTGGGCTTATATATAATACAACACATATCTGATTAACTTTAAATGTGCGAGGCTCATGCAAGAACCTCGGCACGTGATTTGAAAAATGATTTTTCTTTGGCTGTCAAGAATGGTATTTCGTCTATCGAATTAACCTCTGAACTCAATACGTTCTTCTTAGACCATGCAACCAACTTTGCACAGAAGTTCACCCAGTTTGAAATCTTTTCAAAGTCTGTAGAGCCTTGATGCTGTCTGAACTCTATTGTCTTATGGCGTGAATAAGAACATGCATTCACCTTGAAATACCTGTTGCCGTTCATGGCATCTAAAATGTCTGATTTTGTAGTACACCATGTAAAGTCATAGCCTTGCAGTGTTCTGCACCATCTGCTGTTGTTGGCACGCCTTGACCTTGCCATGAACGTATCAATAACTCTCTCTAACTTCTGATAGTTCTTAAATACGTTGATATAAGCCTCGTCAGACAAGTTCTGTGCGCCTATATGGACATGAAGGCCTGTAGACCTGTTGACCTGTGCGTTTGCCTCATTCAATGCCTTGCAGCATGTTTCTAGGCTTTTCATGCCTGCCTTGCCTGTAAGTACTGGCGACACACATTCTATTGGGTTGCTGCCCATTATGGATGAATCAGACACGAACTTATAATAGTGGTTGTTGTCTGTGTGGTTGTAGCCCTCATACTGAAATGGCATTGCGTTTCTTGTCGCACATTCACGCATAATGCTTGCAGCGACAAGGCATTCTATCTCAACGCCAAACGTGAACTTGTGTGATTCTCTTATAGGTTTCGGCAGTTCTGAAAGCAGAAGTTCTATTTCATACTTTCTCAAACCTAACTTTATGAAAGCAGCTTTCTTTGTTGCCTTAGAGCCTTTCATGTTCTTAATCTCGTCAACTTGTTCATTCAATGTCTTCATAATCGTGCTTGTTTAAATTGTTATTATTTATTAGTGTGAATCTCTAAAATCAAACTCTACAATTTTATGGTACTTATGTGTATCATACAGGCCCGTTGCACTGCCCATTGCAGATGCAAGCCTTACAGCTTCTTCTAATGCTGTCATCACATCAGCACTGGCATCAGCAGCTTCAGCCTTAGATTTATCATACTCTCGTGCATTAACTGTTGTTTCTTGTACCTTTTCAGCTTCTTGAATTCTTTTAAGAGCTTCGTTGATAACTCTGATTTGTTCTTTAATCTCTTTGATGTATTCACTACTTGTTGTCTTCATAATTGTATGTATTTAAATTGTTATTACTTATTGTTTGACGTTGCAAAGATATAGTATATATGCTAAATGTCAAAATAAATATTATGTATACATACTATATTTAACATTAATTATATAGTATCGATACTAAATCACTTTTTAAATACTTATTTAATAGCGCAAATAAATAATTTTTCTAATTTTCTTTCGTATATAAACTATATTATATATATTTGTGGCGAAAATTATAATTTTATGGCAAAAACAGAATTAAGAATTAAAGAACTTTGTAAAGAGCGTGGCATAACGCAAGCTCAACTTGCTGATAAATTAGGTATACAGGCTGTCTCTTTTTCTCAAGCTGTTTCTCGAAATAAATTTAATATGGACAGACTTGCAGAAATAGCAGATGCTTTAGGTGTGGAGATACCGGAACTCTTTGATAAGCCAAAAGAGGGCGTAATATATTGCCCCCATTGTGGAAAAGAGATAAAATTAAATCCAAATGTTTAATTTTAAATTTTGAAATATGAATAGATTCCTATTAATACTTTTAACTTGTGCATTATTATGTGGGTGCAATAGTACTAAAAAATATAATGAAAAATTAAAGAGAACAACCCAGTTAATGGCAGAGTTGACGTTTTATAGTGAGCATATTACAGATGATTACACAAATGTCTGGAAGGAGGCTATATATGATAATGAGTATCAGGGTGCATATTGTTCTGACTTTAATGAAGCATTATCTAAACATCAAGATTTTGTGAAAGGAACTTCTTTGTATAAAACGATTAATCTTAAAAAGGATACATTAGATATATTGATAAAAGAATTAAGGGAATATCCGTCGAATTATAAAGAAGCATATGACGACATTGTCAGTTTATATACAGATGTTGATGAATTAATAGGCTACGCCAATGCACCTTCAGGGTCATTAATGACCTATTCTACAAAAACATCTAATTTAATAATTGATATAACTAAGCATATAAAAGAGTTTGATATTAAATACATTGAATAATAATCTTTTGTGTTTTATTCTGAAGTGAATGGCTATGTGAAAGTAAAAGGAACACTTTATGAGGTTCATTCATTTGAAGATTTAAGGAAGTTACTGGAACTAAATGTTTAACCAATAAAACTAATAAAATGAAGAAAGTATTGTTTATGCTGCCTATACTGGCTGCGTTATTTTTTGTAGGGTGCAGTGGCGATGATGAGCCACAAGACCAACCTGTAAATATCACATTGAGTAAAACTGAAATATCCATTCATGCTGATGATGAAGACAACATTGAAGTTGAAGGAATAGATATAAACGAATGTTCTGTATCGTCAGATGATGAATTTATAGCCGAAGCAATGATTTATGATGGAAAGATAAACATTGAAGCTGGACACGTTGGAAAAACCACCATCAAAGTAAAAGCCAAAGGCACAGAAGCTAAATGTATTGTCTCAGTAACTCCTTTGATTGATTATGTTGGCTCGACTGTTACAGAATGGGGAATAACTTATGATGAGCTGAAAGAAAAGGTAGAGCGTCCTTACGACAGCTTTATGGATGATGTACAAAGAGGGTCGAAGAATTTCACTTATACAAAAGAGGGATACAAGATAACCAACAGATATTACTTTGAAAACGGAACTTTATGTGGAGTTGAAAAAGTTATCAAAGGTTCAGGAACTGATACAGATGTATTCTTAAACACGACTAATAGCTTGAATAATTATGTCGATTATGAAAGCAATTATTCAGAAACAATCAATTCTTATCCAAAGGCTAAAGTGCAAGGCTACATATATTCATACCCTCAAAAATATTATGCGGTTTATGAACAAACAAGATATGATATTTTATGGGAAACAGGCACACGCCCAGAAACCCAAAACTCTATTTATTTCGCCAAAGATTTAGAAACGGCAAAAGAGCATAAATTTACTTTGCTTAATTAGCTACTATTTCAGCCCCAATCCTTATGGTTTGGGGCTCTATCATATAAGAAATAATTAGAGGAAAGAGAATAAGCATGGAATGGATTGGACTTATCTTACAAATAATATTGCTTGGAGCATTTCTTTTTTGGGAAGGATACAACAAGAAAAAAGGAGAAAATCAAGCATTAAAAGAAGATTCACGTGATATAAACTATGAAGGAGAAAAAGGAAAGAATCTTGCTACAAAGGAATATATAGCACACATTACACAACAAATTTTCTAAGAGGTTAATATTAAGTTAATGCTTGCTTATTTTAACTTATCCATAGTATTTTAGTCTAAAAACAACATTCACGGCAAATTATTATAATATCTGTGCTGATTTTTCTTATAAAAATAGTTATCCATCAGATATATTATATTATCAGTTCTTTGACTTTTAGCCTTTCTACTATTTTGCTATAAATATACTCTATATCCTGCCGAAAGTTTTTATACTGCTGATAGATAAAGGAAACGTCGGCAATATTATTTGATATGACACAGGGTGATACATCTGGGAACACGTTGGCTAACTCAGCCCTGATACCATTCGGCAGTCGTCCACCGGCTAGGGAACTTGGAGCATACAGGAACAGTACTATAAAAAGAAACTTCTTGCGCTGCATAACGCCGTCAGGATTTGATGGGCAGTCTGTCTCTGCAATAATATCCTTAAACCAGGAATAAATTTCAGGAATGAGTGAAGTATCATGCAATAAAGCAGATGAAAGTTCTCGTTCACGCTCTGAAAGTCTTGATTTTTGTTCACGGATGGCCTTTAACTCCATGATTGATGAAAATTCTTTTGTCATAATATGGTCTTTTAGAAGAAAAGTATTATATTTGTGGCCTAATCGTGCTTGGAGTCGGTCTTTTTATCGTGGGGCTGGCTCCTTTTTTAATATACCAACCCTCCATGTTTGTATGGACGCAGTTTATTATACTTTATTTTCTGCTCGATATGCCATGCAATATCTATGTTTTTTGCTCTACACCAAGAAAATATCCTTCCCAAAGAACAACTTATATGCAGTTTCAACCAATCCTTTTGGCTTTTATCTGGGTTGGTGATAAATGAGCAAAACATGTAAGAAAATTCCGTGAATGATATTTCCTCTATATATAAGCTATCCATGTACAATAATTCGCAATTACGAAGTCCTGCCAAATCCAACAGACGGATGCAAACGTCGGCCAGTTCGTCTTCTACACTATCTTTAATGTCGTGTTTGAAAACGTACATAAATTCTCCATCATCCCGTTTTCTCTGTTTCATGTAATATTCAAAATTATCCCGTTTAGCGTGCATACCTTTTCGGTCAGCTTCCATAGCTTCCATCAACTCAGATATAACAAGGCAAAGGAAATGTTCGTTACTCAGGTTTTCATCGTGCCATCCATGAGATACTGCGCACAGGTAGGCACTATCTCTTAATTCGTTTAAGTTCATAGTAATCTATTTTTCTTTTCAAATATCATTTCTGCAATCTTACCGTATGGAGATGTCAGGCGGTCTCTCATTTCCTTTGAAATATCATTACTCCAATAATTAGAATTTAATTCATCGCATATTTCTCTATACAATTCGTTAAAAAGTGATTTATTTCTTTTCATTCTTCCTGGATGCGTAATCCATCCGAACAACTGCATCAGACAATTCTTTATCTCTTCCTTTTTTGTAGGAATGCTTATTGTAAATGTTTTCATCGTTTAATCCTCCAAATTATAATTCCAAAATCCCAATTTACCTTTCACATTCAGGACAGGCTTATCAAAAAGAACAGCATCTGTTAATACCCAGTTCCAACACCCTTCCTCTGCCCACACTGAAGGATGGTTCTGTACGCAATCTTCTATTACTACACTGCCAATGATAGCACCAACGCAGAAATCAAAATCATCCCATTGCTTGTTTTCCGGTAGTGCCAATAACTGGACGTTAGTGAGGATAGAATCATAGAAATTATCATATCTCAACGGTTTACCGCTTGCATGGATAAGTACCCTCTGCCCAATATACTTCTGAGGGCACTTCCATGTCCGGTTCTCAATGTCTTTTATTCCGTGAACGATTAAGCTTGCCCATGGTTGTTTGATAGATATTGCTTTCATTTATAATTGTCAGTTATTTGTTTCTTCATAAACCTTGCTCCTTTAACAAAGCCCTCTATGAAATTGTCAGAACAGATACGCATCAGTTCAAGATTGCATCTGCCATTCCCCAAGGGGCATTTTTTACATCGCTGGCTTCGTCCATTGGCCAGCTTTGCTTTCTGTATTATTGATACCATATATTAATTCTCATCTTACTTTATTACACACCGGCAATTATCTTAACTTCCTTCAGTGTTTTCCCTTCTTTTAACAGCTTTAATAGTTTATTGCGCCCCAAGACCTTGTATACAGGTATCCAGTCAGCATGTACAAGGTCTGCAGGCTCTCCTGGAGGAATAGCCATGTTATTATCTCCAACATAATATTTTGAACTTGGATTAGACAATTCAAAAATTGTAATTCCAGATTTATTGCAAAGCATATACATATTACCATTTATCTTGACTTGTCCATAATGTCGTGCTATGGATAGATGTGAATTCATCCATACGGATTCTTCTATTACAATAGGTTGTTTGCTCATTATACAGCTTGTCTTATCAGGTTAATATTTTTGTTTACCAACTCAATGATTTCGTTGTGCATCGGTGTATTGCTGTTACATACTCCACGGCTCTGTACGACCTTAAAGGTTTTAAGGTTCAGTTCAATTGTTTCAATGCGGTTACCAGCTTTGTCCTTTGCAGACAGAATCAGGCTTTCTTTTTTCTTGTAATAGCCACATGCATATACACAGTGGTGCATAGCCTCTCCTTCCTCGACCATTTCCGCAACGGACCGTATGACAGTTATAACGATGTCTTCGTTGCCGAAGCATATACCGAAGAAACGGCCTTTTTCCTGTGCGTAGGTCTTTTCCCATCCCAAGGCTTCTCTCATTTTGTCAATCTCCCTTTGTCTGGCTTCCTCGCGGTTCATTCTTTTTAGAAGCTTGTCATGTTCCTTCTTCAGATTGGCCGGACATACATATTTCGCATTGTGCGTGTCCATATTGAAATGCAGTAGCATTTGTATGTAGTCAATCCACATCGAAGCATCTTTCACCCTGTAGGCGTTTCTGTTGCAGATGTTTATTGAAGGTTTCACGTCCTGTGGTATGCCTCTTATGCTCTTCGCATAAAGCAGATTATACTGTTTTGTCTTGATAAGCATTTCGGCTTCGTTGTCTGTCAGCAACATGACGGCAAGTCTGTTTACTGATATCCCTTTGCAGCGGAATGTAAAACCGTTTCTCTTTAATTTTGGGATAAGTCCTCGGACCGGATAAATAAATTCAGAGCAGATATCATATTTGCCAGGACTATATGAGTATCTCCCGTTTACTTTGTCCTTTATGCTCATGGGCTTGCAGAAGTCCCAGGCATCATACACCCAAGCCATAGGCCTACATGGTCTTGCCATGATATATTCCTTCCCATCCTCTGATATCCAGTTCTGTACCGCTTCGTTTATGCTGAAGTATGGTTCATACCCTTTGGATATGTTTCCAGACATCTTGTACATCTGTCTTTCGATTATAAAGTGACGAAAGACCTGAAATCCCCTGTATGTTGTCGCTATCGTGAAGTACCAACGCTCGATAGATTTGCGTTTCCGGCTGTTTTTAAGCTTTAAATGTGTTCCACAATGCGGACATACAGTTTCGTCTCCTACGAGGTCTATACCGAGTGGAGAAACTGTTTTTTCGTGAACCGTTCCACAGTTCATGCACCATACTTCGCCCTTGTTGTAGTAACCGATTTTCTCAAAACAGGTATCTTTAGCCCATTGTTTCTGTTTTTCAGTAATGGCCGGCAGCTTTGCACTAAGTTCGGCCACCAACCGTTCTGTTTTGTTACGTGGTTTCATAATCTTAAAAGTCGAATAGTGATTGCTCTGCGTGTTTACTTCTTTCTCTCTCAGCCTTTCTGCGTTCTGCAAGTTTCTTTGCCTTTTCTTCATCAGCTTCACGCATACGGTAGATGCACTGTTGCTGGTATGCCTTGACAGCCTGCTCGTGGGCTTTTGCTTTGTCTTCTTCCGAAAGTTCCACTGCTGATGTTGAGGTGTTCACATGTGTTCCTTTGGGCAGCTTGTTTATCATTATGTCATCTTCGTCGTAGTAGTGGACTGCCAGCCCGAATACTTCAGCGTCAGTCATGTAAACAGCATTACCACGCTTATGTGCTTCTCCAATGACATAATCGAAGCATTCGTCTATATTTTTGTTAACTTTCGCATAACTCTGTGCAAATTGTTCGTCATTTTTAGCCCGTTCGTCCAGATAAGCCTTAATGACATCTTTGACTTGATTTTGTTCTTTGCTCATATTTTGGTATTAGTGATTTTGACTAAGTTTGAGGAAATTTTCTCTAAATTTCCCCTAATTACCGCAATTTTCTTCATTGCTTATTGCTTTTATGGTTTAACTCGTCCGCCTTATCACGTGCGTATATCCATGTGTTAGTGTCGCTCATGACATTAAGAACTGCCTTCAGACCTGTTTCAACAGACTTATCCTCCGCAATATTCACATCGTCCGTCAGTTTATCCTCAACAAGTATGCGTGCTATATTACGCAAACAATACTCAAGTGCAGAACAGGACATAGACGAGAGGCATGAAGATACAGTCTGTCTGCCTTTACCCTTCATAACAATTGTAAAGTTTGTAAACTTTGCGGAACGTCTCTTTACATATTCAACGGCCTCGCTGGCAAGCGACTGAGCAACAAGGATGGCTGCGCATACGTTTATATCCGGAACGTCGTATCGTCCTAAAGCATTTGCCAAGGCGATGCGTAACTTTTCTGTATAAGGCTGCACTTTTTCGTAGGCTGCATTGCCAAAGTCTGCCACCCACGCCTTGTCGCAATCGTGAGCCAATAACTCACCGATTGCAAGGGTTAGCTTCCGTATCTCGCCCATACTCGCTTTTGTACCAGTCATGCGATTAATATATTTTCTTACCTGTCTGTCATCGTATAACTCCGGCAAACGCTCTTGCATCATATCCATTGCGTCAGTGGCGTGTATTATTGTTATATAGGCCAACGCAGCAGAGCCGAATACAGAGCCTGTATATTCGTCTCGTGAACGCTCCACCGAAGGCAGTGCGCCACGCATAAGATATGCGTTTGGTTTGATTGTGTCATTCATTTGTTCCTGATTTGTATATATCCAAGTTTTTCAACTTCCTGTAATTCCTTATATTGAACTTCGTTAATTTCGACGGCATTTTCACCATTTACTGTCATTCCCTGGCAAATATTATAGCGCTTCCGGATACGATCAATAATATGGGTATCTTTGGTTTTCCAGTAGATAGTCGTCTTCATACTCTTTGCCCCCATTTTAAAGCTTCAAGTAGCATATAATACAGCTGTTTCTTTTCTTCTATCGTGCAGAAATCAAAGCTGTCTACATACTCTAAGGCATTAAACTTTATCATTTTCATATCTGTAATTCTTGTTTATTTTCTAAGGCTAACACCACTGAAAAGAATGGTTTTTGTTATCGCTCTCAGTCTGTCAATGGTTCTTTCTCCGTATTTCTCTTTCAGTTCATCTATCGTGAGGTTTGTAGTGAGAATAAGAAGCTTTCCTTTCTTTTCGGCCTCGTCGGCCAGTTCAGCGAAGGCCAGTCTTTTCTCGCCGTATTTGATACTTAGATTTTCTGTTCCGATATCATCAACATAGATGATATGCTTCTTTTTTACTTCGTCAAGATTGGCGTTCATCTGCTGTGCATCGTAGCAGCTTACCACTTTACGGCAGTAATGATTAAGTAGCAATGGTATAATCTTACCACAAATAAGCGTTTTTCCCCTTCCACAGTTGCCGAAACACAGAAGTCCGCGGCCATTGTTGCCTGTCAACCAGTTTACGACTTCATTATATTCAGGGAGCCATTGGCCCTTATCTTGGGTGAAATATTTGATACCGGACCAAAGTATTCTTTTCGCTTCAGGAATGTGAATGTTCACGGTATTAGGTACAGGGGAGAAACCGGTATCTTTGAGCCTGTCTATTGTTTGTTGAAAATTAATATGTTCCATATTACCAGCCTTTAGTGTATTTTTCAGGTGAGTTGTCTTTGAGTACTATGCCGGCTTCAGGCTTTAATGGCATCCGTTCACGGTTCGCCCATGTCACAAGCCTTTTCGGTAGTTCCCAAGTCTTTTCAAGTTCATATCGCATCTTGGTTCCTGATTTGTTCAGCTCACTCCAGTAGTCGAAGAAAGCCCTGATCATTTCTTTTGGGTATTTACCTACATAAGGAACCAGGGACAAATAGAAAGAATCTTTACGTGAGAGAGTAGCGGCCTTAGCCGCGTCCTTCTTTACTACTACGCCAGTAGTAGTTTCTTTAATATTATTTTTTCCTTTTATTTGCTTTGTGTCACCCGTGTGTCGTTTTTCGGCCTTTTGAGGGGGTTGTGTCACTTGGTGTGTCAATAGCTGTGTCGTTAGCTGTGTCACTTGTGAACGTAACTCATTGATTTCTTGTAAGATAGTTGTGTCATTACTTGTGTCATTTGCTGTGTCACTAACTGTGTCAGAAGGCATCCCATTGTAATCATTATATTTCACCAAAGTTATCACATTCATACCTTGTTTCTGTGACAAGGTTATCATGTTTTCTCTTTTCAGATAAGCTAGGAAAGTTCTTACTTTTCTTTCTGTCCAACGCCAACGTTTTGATAAAAATCTTATAGATGCAGGATATTGTCCTCTTGTATAAGAGACTTCTCGACCTCCGATACTCTCCATACGGGGCGTTGCCTCAAATCGTGCTGACTGTATAAGGTCAAGCCACGCTTCGCAACTGCTAAAAGTCCGGGCTTCATTCCACAGATCATTCGAGAAGAACTTGCGGCTTAGTTTTATATATCCTTCCATAATATTAGAATCTTACGTTGGTCAACTGTCTATTGTTGGAGAATACGGCCCATTTACCATTGCCCCCGTTTACAAGGCGTAAATCCTTGACTTCACCGAAGCGTTTGATGTTGCCACAGAGATCAACAATCCATCCGGCTTCCTTGGTAGGGTGGGGGCGGATGGCGCGGCCCACTATCTGATACCAGAGAGCCAGAGACATCGTTGGACGGGCCATAACGATGGTGTCAAGTTCAGGATAGTCGAATCCTGTTGTAAGTACGCCGACATTGGCGACGACGGGTATCTCTCCGGCCTTAAATTCTTCAAGGATGCGCTCGCGTTCTTTCTTTGGCGTGTCTCCAGAAACGATAGCAGTGCCAGGTATAGACTGCGTAAGTCTTTGCGCCTCTTTTAAGAATCTAGTGAAAACGAGTATGCCTTTACGCTTGCCGCCAACTTTCGGATTCATAAGCCTACGGACGATGCTTACCAAAAATCCATAGAAGTCAATACGCTCATATTCTTTTACTACTGATTTGTCCGTATAGTCGGCACCTGTCGTATTTACTTTTAGGTTAAGCTCATTCCAGCCCAAAGGGTTCATGGCGTAATAGTTAAGCTTTGAAAGGTAGCCCATATCCAATAGGGTGGAGATTTGCACCTGATAGATGACTTCGGAGAATACACATGGGCGTGTTCGTGTGATGAACTTCAGCATCGATCCGAAGTCACGGCTTGACGATAAGCGGTATGGTGTTGCTGTCAGTCCAAGAACCTTACACTGCAGCATGGTAAGAAAATCTTTGTACATACCTTCTTTTGGATTGACAAGGTGGCACTCGTCTATGATAATGTTCCTGAAATGTTGGAACAGTTCAGGATGATTTTTAACGCTGCCAATGGTGGCGAACGTTATCCTTGAAATATCCTTACGTCCAAATGACGCAGAGTATACAGAGCAGTCAAGGATACCATAAGAACAAAGTTTCAGATAGTTCTGTTCGAGTATCTCTTTCGAAGGCTGGAATACAAGCGTGTGCCCTTCAAGGCGGCTGGCGATATCGGCTATCACCAGGCTTTTGCCAGCTCCAGTCGGTAATACCATGATGGCATTGTTTCTCTTAGTCTTGTTTGCAAAGAAACTGACCGCCGCATCACTGGCTTTTTGCTGGTAATCTCGTAAAACATAGCTCATAAGCCCTTTTCCTTTTTTAGTTTTTTATTTATTGCTTTATAGTATCTTATAAGCTGCTCATATTCAAAGTCATTCATTCTTGATGTACTGGCAGCTTTGACTTTAAGCATATTAAAAGCCTGTTGCCCGATTTTGGCAATCAAGTTCACTCTGTAACTTTCCAAATGGTCTGCTTTAAACCTGTTGCAGTGGCGGCATTCAGCATTACAATTCTTTTCGTCGTACCTTGTAGCAAGATGTGTCCTGCTGAAATAGTGTCCACAGTCAGCCTGTTCAAACGGCTTTATTTGTCCGCATGATATGCAGCGGAAATATCCGTTCGGCATACAATCACGAAGCCGGATGAAAAGGGAAAACTCTTTATCGAGCTTCGCCTTTAAATCCGGCTTCTTCTGTATTTTAATACCAGCCTTGTCGAATAATGGCAAAGGTTTTTCTTTCTTCTTTTTAGGCTTCTTGATATAGTACGGCATTATTTAAATCCCCATTCTTTTATATAATTAATATTATCAGGAAAACCCTGTATTGGTTCAGGACTGAGGAATATCTTTTCGCTTTTCAATGGTGTGCCTCCCCATACTGTTACAGAGCATTCTTCATATTCTTCTTTAGAAACCTCACTTACATTAAAATGGGGTTGAAAACCATATCCCATTACGCTTTCCCCTAAGTAAGTACCAAACTTCTTTAAAGCCCATTGAAATGCGATTTCTTTACTGAATATTCCATTTTTAGAAAATACAGCCACATATATTTTATGCTGGAAATTTCCTGTTTCTGTCAAATCAGGATGGCATCTGATACAGAAATACTTAATACGTGAAAGTATTCTTTCAACAAAAGTCTCATGTTTTTCGCAATCTTCTTTCGTCAAGAACTCTTTTCCATCATTAGCGATGTAAACAGTCTTAGTTATTTTTTTCGTTTCCATATTCTTTATTTTGAGATTATTTGTGGACGCAGCGGGAATCGAACCCGCCCAACCATCATGGTTTTACTTGCCTCATATATTAGCTAATTCAATGAAGCAAGTTCATGGAGATATTGCGCAATTACTCCACTCTAAAGCACGTCCTGTGCTTGCGCCCGTATGCCCGTCTTTCCGGGCTGTCAATTATACTTCGATGATTACGATGTCAGGGGCTACACCTTTGATCGCTTCAATCTGTTCGTCAATCACCTTGTTCTTGTATTCTTCAATAGTCTCATTTGCACCTGCTGAGACCAAGGACAGAGAAACTTCTCGGCCATCAACATCTGCATAAATCTCAACTTCTATTTCTTCACAGGCAAAGCCCTTGAAAAGAGGAATATTGAGCTTGAACGATTTAGGAAGATTGGAATCTACGACCTGTGAATAATTGTCTGTCTTGCTTCCATTTTCTTCCTTGCTGCGCTCTATATCCTGATTAACCTTTGCCTTGAAGTTCTTCAAAGTGGACACAAGCATCATGTTCTCAGACTTATCCTTGAAGAAGGCACGATGCATCTTAAAAAACTGAGACAGCTTGATCGGTTCCCATTTCTTCTCGGTGTTGATGCCGAACTCCTGCATTTCTTTTGATGTTATCAGAAAGCCACAGACTTCAGTTTGATAGTAGTTGGTCTCATCAATGGTCAAAGCCAATCCCATCTTATCACGATTGACAATGATATTTGATGCTTTCTGATTAATTAGTCCAATGCGCTTTTCCAGCCATTTGAATGGTGCTTCAATGGTTCCGGCAATTGAAACTTTTTTAGGCTCTTTAGGATCAAGCGGTTTTGCAGCTTGTCCTTCTCTTAATACTACTTCGATAGGCGTACCATTATAGTCTTTCGGTACAATCAAATTGATTTTGTTCTCACTCATAATTAATTGTCTGTTCCTGTTTTACGGTTAATACTAAATACTGTTTTCTGCATTTCTTGTGGCATGATAGGGCGGCTATAAACCAATTCGCCCAGTCTGTTATAGAAGCCTGCCATTTTTTCGTCATGATAGAGAATCTTGGCGCATTCTTCATTGTCAACGAACTCAGTACCCCTTTTGATGTGGTCTAAAAGTTCTTGTTTTTCTTCGTTTAATGGTTTTAGGCGTTCTTTGAACTCTTGCATGGCTTCCTTTTTCTCTACTTCAATATCATTGATGGAGATAGAGACTTCTGCAAGCACTTCTTTCTTTTGTGCAAGTTCATCTGGCGTGAATCGATGTGTATATCCGATTTTCTCTATCGCGTCTGCATTATCTTGAAGAAACTGCCATCGTTCCTTCTCTGGAATGTCTTGTCCTAAAAATTTGTCCATAATCAAATAAACTCTTTATTGCGTTCAATTTCTTGTTGTGCAAAAATTAGCATCTGTTGTTCGTTGGCAGCAGGCAAGTATATTCCTGCGACGGATGAACTCCAGTTACGGAAGCGGTCAATGCTTAAAGTCATTTCGCTTGTGGTAAGCTCTGCTGAACTTCTCAGATAAGTTACCTCTTTGCCTTTTTTATTGACCGTCTTTCTCTCAAACAAATCACGGTTGCAAGTCCTTTTATAGAAGTCAATTTTGGCTTCGTCAAGGCTGCAACCGTACTCACTACCGAAATACCCTAAAAGAAGGTGCAGATAGCTGTTTTGTGCTAAAGTCCGGTTGGGATGTTTCTTTCTTAGTTCAACTACGGCACGCTCTTTGAACAGCTTATTTACATACGCCTTGAATTTGGGTACATCATATTCATTTTTTAGATTAAAAATACTCATGTCTAGAATGGTAAGTCATCTTTTGGGTTGCCGTTTGCATCGACTTCTGGAGGAAACTGTGGTGACATGGATGTTTGTTGGCTTATTGGTTGCTGCTGTGTCTGTGAAGCTGGCTGGATTGCCGGTTGGTGTGCCTGCCGCCTTGCTTCAAGTTTGTAGCATCTAATTGAAGTCATACGTCTAAGCTCGCCATCTTGGTTAGTCCAGGATCTACCTTGTAAAGCAAAAGAAACTGTTATAATATCGCCAATCTTGAACTGGTCCAATTCGGCGCATTTGTCACCTGAAACCTCTAGTGGCAGGATGTTTTCATACTCGCTGCGCTCGCCTGTATATGGATCATAGGTCGTTGCATCCAGCAGGAACTCACGCTTAAGAAATGGGCTGCCGCCGTTTTTGGAAGGTATCTGGATAATCTGGCTTATTCCAATTATACGCCCTGTAATCTGGTTACTCATCTTCAGCAAAAATTTTCTTGTCTGTTATCAAATCTCTGTTATCGTTCAAGAACCTGATAAACTCCTCGCAATGATCAGTAATAATAGGTATGTCACGTTCTGGTACAAATGTGTAGCTTTCTGTATAAGTGGATTTGAAGTCTGTGATGTTATACTCAAACGACCTGACATCATTACCATTCTGCATAAGACAGTACGGATAAATCATGTGCTGCCAGTGATCCTTGAACTTACCGACATAGTAACTGCCTGTCGTCTTTATATCGTGGACTGACATCGGTAAAAGTTCGTCTATGTAACCATATAGAAGTACATCACCAAAACACGTTGGCAAAATTGCCTCTACTCGTTGCTGAGTTAATGCGCCTTTATAATAGTCTGCGAACTCACGGCATAGAGAAATGGGAAAATCAAATTGACGGTTGTTATAGGTGGCTCTTAGTCCGATTATGGCCTGTCTGCCATCCTGCATGTCTGATAGTAGTCTTTCTACCTGAACCTTTTCTGATTTCCGATTTTCAATCATGCAGTCGACCACCTCATTGAAAGCCGTCCCCTTATCAGCTGCTTCGCTGTCGAACGGGACACGGTTTATCGTATCTATCAGGCGTTGGAACTGTAGATCTTTAAATTCGTCTGGGGTATGTGGGGGATTCTCACTGAATCCCCAATATTTGCCCCATATCACATCGCTTTTCAGATATCCGGTAAAGGTATCGAGAAGCGTTGCATAGAATTTGAATTTAGGCTGCTTTGTCTGCATAAGTCTTAGTTTCTTTATCGAATATAAGCCCAAGGGCATTTACCTTTGCTGAGAAAAGACGTCTTGCCATACTTAGAGAACTTCCTACATGTTCGAAGTTGTTTATCCTCGAAGCAAAGTCGTTGGCAGACTGTGCGTCCGTTATCATTTCTATATTATCTTTTATCTCTTCAATGACTTTGTCGTAGCGTGCACGCTCTTCTTTTTTAACCTGCAGCATGTTGAGATAAGGCATGATGACTTTTGTACTTATAAAATCATTCTTTGCAGTCGGGTTGCCGTTTTTGTCTAGAATGCTTGGCACAAACATTACGCCCGGCAGGTTACAGGTGTTCTTGCCGTCGTTGCGTGATGTCGGATCGAACGTGACAGTACGTTTTTGTACACCGTTCTCGTTGCGCATCTCAAGATATCCGAGCAAGTCAAGTTCTGTAACGATTGAGTTGTATGATTTTTCACGCAAGGCAGGGATAAATACTGTGTCGTCTCCATCTTTTCTCGTGTCTCTGTGAGCTACAAATACCACGTTTTTGTTGAGCGATGAAAGTGTGCGTGTCATCCAAGAAAATTCGGCGTTGATGCCACCCCAGTCCTTGATTTGTGGCTGGCGTATACCGCATTTATAGGTGATTATAAAATCCATCATCTTGCCGATTGTATCTACCACGATAGTCTGGTATGTAGATAAGTCTTCTTCTAATACTTGCCGGACATCCTGCCATGAACTGACCTGAACGATGTCAATACCATCCAAGTGAGCCATATTGACACGCTTCACACCATTGTCAAAGTCGAGTAGCAATGGTTTTGGTGCGCTTAATGCTACTGTCGTTTTTCCCATACCAGCTTGACCGTATATCATCATTTTTACTGTTGATGGGATTACTAATTCGTTTGATTTCTTAATAAGTGACATAATCCAAAAAATTAAATTGTTAATAGTATTTCTTTTGTTTCTTGTTCAATTCTGGTCTGGTCTATATATGGCATCTTGCCATTGTCATCAAGAGTGCATAATTCGACATCAATTATACGGCAATCAGAATTAGTCGGGATAAATCCGCCTGTGCCATTATAATAGTCGTCCTCTGTGTACCCGTCGACAGTCACATCAACTGTCAATATCAGCGTCTCGTCTTTCTTTTCGACTGACACTGCTGATATTCCGGCATTAGCGCAATCGGCACATTTGCGTGCCAAATCTGCGTAGTCGCGTTCGTAAAGTTTCATAATAAAATCTTATACCATATTTTATACAAGCTCTTGCCGTATTCGGCAGAGAACCATAGAAAAGCTACTGCTAAGGCAGTGGCATCGCCTGTATGGCAGGCATAAATAAATGCTATAATGTTTACAGCTAAAACCATCTTTTTCATATATTGATTATTTTGATTATTCTACAAGATCCTGCCGCGTCATCACGACGTAGCAGGCTAAGAAAAATATTCAGTTCTCAAGTAATTCTTAATAACTGCCTGTTATGTATTTCATCTTGTCGTGGCCGAGAGAGGACTCGAACCTCTAACCTCGCGGACCATTCCGCGGCTCTATACTTTGAGCTACCCGGCCTTTGCATGAACTTCACAGTGGATGCAGTCAAGAAAAATGATAAAAACTAGAAACTTATAAAATTGGTACCCTGTGCCCGGTTCTACCGCAGTCTCAATGGACAGCACAAGGTTATTGTAAAAGATAAAGCATCAGCCGAAATGGTCGCCCAAACCATGCCCTTTATAACCTTTTCCTTTAGGATGGACATATTGCGTAGCATTTAGCTAAATCTTAGATCTTCAGAAATTCACGGCATTATTGCCGTAAACACATAACTGGTAAACTCTTTAGTTACATGACACTTATTTTTTCATGCATGTCCAGTCATGATTTAAATTTTTGCGCTTTGTTACCGATTATATTTTTAGCCCTACTTGCGTCCTCGCATACGGCTATAGATTGTTAGTCTTGCCGTCTGCTTCGCTTTCGTATTTTTCAACATGTCAAAGAACGCCTGTCACGTGTGGTGCCGCCGCTCTCGCTGCGTGATGCGAGCCTTCAGCTCTCCCGGCACCTTCAATGCTAGCAGTTGTCCATCCACTCACGAAGCGCGCTTTCTTTGAACACATGTCGCTTGCCCTGCTTAACATGAGGTATTTCTGTTACCTTCTTATACAGCGTGTTCAGCGGCATGCCGAGCAGCTTGGCGGCTTCTTTGGCGTTCAGATACCGCTCAGGTGTAATCATTTGCGGCTTGAATCCGTTCTTTTCAAATAATTTGAACAGTTCTTCAGCTATCATGCGCGCTTCAGTTCTCGTCATATCACATACAAATTGAAATTAAATTGGCTTTCTTAAAGCATCTGTATTCTTGTCTTTCAGTGTCGAAGTAAACCTGAACGGTGTCGTTTCTCTTTCTGTTGTCACCGCTTGTGGCTGGTATCAGGTTTTCTTTCAGTGTGCCGTATGCCTCACGTATAGAACCGTCAACTTTCTGAAAGTAGAACTTTACGATTCTCTGTTTCATTGCTGCCTTCAGCTTCATGTTGGCCCAGGCCACCTTTAATGCTTCACTCATTGTAAAGCCATTTCGCTTTACGAACTGCCATGCAAGGCTCATAATATCGTGTAATACATTTCTTTTCATAATCGTGCTTTTTGATGTTAAAACTCTTTTACATAACCTTTCTCATAAGCCGTTTTGCGTATATGTTCAGCCAGCTCTGTGTCTGTTACATAGTTTAGAGCAAACTTCACTGTGTTAGGTGCGACTTGGCAATCAGCGGCCAGTTTCTTTGCGCACCCATACTTCAATTCAATTTTTTTTCTCTGTGGCATCGTCGTTCTATTTTATTTGTGTATATTTGCAGTCAAACGTTATAGAAACGTTGCTGATTTATTAATTCTGATGCAAATATAAAGATAATATCTTGATTTAGCAAGATAAAACAAGATTATATCTTTTAGCATTTTGATTTTTAACATAAATACCTATGGATACTTGCGAAAAATTAACTAAAATATTGGATTACACTGGTCTAAACCCTGCTCAGTTTGCTTCTAAAATAGGTGTAAAGACTACGCAGGCCGTATATGATATCTTGAAATGTAGGACGAAAACTTTTTCTTCGTCTATGGTGGATAAGATAATATCTTGTTATCCTGAAATTAATAAAGCTTGGCTTGCTGCCGATTTGGGCGATATGCTTAATGTAGTAAAGAAAGAAGATGTTGTAGGGACAGGTGCAACCCCTGTCTACGATATTGATGCTACTTGTGGAACGCAGTATCGGGATATAATCTTTACAGAGGATACTATCATAGGTCATGTAAGTCTTCCAGGAATAAGCAAAGACTCTTGTATAGTTAGAGCAAATGGAGATAGTATGGAGCCAAAAATTTTCGATGGCAATATGGTCGTCATAAGAGAAATAAAATGTTGGCAGGATATATTCTACGGACAAATGTATCTTATTCTCCTTGATGAATATCGAATGATAAAGTACATTCGCCGATATGAGCCAGACGAAGAAAATTATATAATCCTTCGGAGTGAGAACCCAAAATACGATGACATTAAACTCCGCAAAGATAAAATAAGAAAGCTTTTCATAGTGGAAAACATTTTGGCTATTAAAACGCAATTGTAAATATAAAGCAAATATTATGTCAAACTTCATTTTAATTATAACAATCATAACAGGAGTATTACAGATTGTACTGTTCTTCAAGGTTTGGGTAATGACAAATGATGTCAGAAAAATCAGAGAGAAAATGGATGCAGACCTTGAAATAGATAGAATTGACAAAATACGTATAGCATTATTAAAAGGTGACAAGCAAAAAGCCATAGAGTTACTTACGGACAAATTGGCAACAGAATTGGTTAAGAAAAGTAGCGAGGACAATATATCACCAGAGTATATACAAAAATTAAAGGAAAATTATGCAAAGGAATTCGCCAAACTAGGTGTTGACGAATTACCGATAAAGGACGTCTACACCCAAAAAGAAATTAATGGTCTTATGAGAAGGTTTTAATCATGAAATTCAATCAATACCTTTGGAATTTATATAAGAACTCTCCAGAAGGGAAGTCCGCTATATCAGCATTTTCAGATAGGAAAGAGTGGATAGAAGAGGTACGTCTGTTTGAGAAGTATAATCCGAGAATAAAGGATGCTTTTAATGTGGAAATTATTTATAGCATATTGGAAGATTTCTGGTGCTATAAAGTTTCAGAATATGAAGGCACGGAATTAAAGTCATTGGATGATGCAGGAAAGCTGTATGAAGAAATCATTTCTACTGGATTGATTATAGAAACAGAAGAAATTCTTAATATTGGAGACTTTGACCGAATGCTTGAATTCGTACCATTCTTATCTATGGAATTGAATTATTTGTATGGAGAGTATTTCTTCCCTTACCTATATATTGATGAATTTTACCAGCTTACAAGGCTTGCAGATTACTTTGAAATAGAGTTACCTCCTATTCCGAAGAAACCTGATTATAAAGCCAGATGCATGTATTATTGGAAACTATGTAAAGTATTCTATCAGTTCAGAAAAGAAAATAAACTGTCACCAGCCGAATTGAGTGCATTCATGTATGATCATGTTCCGAATGTTTTAGGAGTAGAAGAAAAAGGTAAAATGCCAAAAGCATCAACGGCATGGTTTATTGGTGGACCTATCAAAGGATATGGTACACATTGGACGACCGGATTTTGGCAGTCAAATAAAGACACAAAAAGAGGAGATATACTTATACATTATGAAATATCTCCAGTCTGTGCTATTACTTGTTTATGGATTGCACAAACAGATGGAGTAATCGATCCATTCTTTCATTATTATACCCATACCTATATTGGGGATAAAATAGATATTCCCAATATATCATTAAAAGAGCTTAAAGCCGATGAATACTTTTCAAGCCATGCGCTTGTTAGGAAAAATTTCCAGGGAGTGAACGGATGGTCAGTTACAGGAAAAGATTATGCGGAACTTATGAGGATGATAAAAGCCAAAGGATTTGATACAAGTAAACTTCCACAGATTTACACTCCGTCATTACCAGAAGGAATCACTATCGAGAACGAAAGGGACGTTGAAGCCAATCTGTTGGAACCGCTGCTGAACGGTATGGGATGGTATGAGCACAAGGACTACATACGCCAGTTACCAATCCATGCAGGGAGAGGACACCGGATTTTCCCGGACTATGCGCTTCACTATGACAACAAGCCTGAAGATGAAAAAGCTAAGGTTTTGATTGAAGCAAAATACCACATGAAAAGCAATCAGGGAATAGAGACTGCATTTCTTCAGGCATTCTCTTATGCCAAACTACTATTATCATCAGTAATCGTGTTATGTGACAAAGAATGTATTCTGGTCTATGAAGGCAAAGAAGGATTCAGCAGAAACTGTTATAAAAAATATTATTGGGAGGATATGAAGGATTCGGATCTGTATAATGAATTAAAAAGAAGATTAAGTATCTGATTTATTTTTTTATGTCAATTTGTTCTTGCGGTAGATGCTTAACCTGGAGCAAATATGCAGAAAGCTACCTTGAGGATGCTGAAAAGGAAGGACTTGACATAAAAGGAGTCTATATTGTAGATGTAAAGGACTGTCAAATTGGTGACGGATGGGTGACAGGTAAACGCATAGGAAGAGCTTATAAGTGACGGTTATATAAGCATACGTTCTACCTATGTTCTACCATAAAATTCATATTGAGCATATACTATTGAACAACAACAAGATACACAAACAGTACAAGTCCCAACGGAATCACAGAAAAGGAGCATCATTTGATGCTCCTTTTTCTTTTTTATCATAGATATTCTTATTTGCATTTATATTGCTTGATGATATAACTTACTGACTGCATCATTTCTTTTTTATAAGTTTTAGCATGGTTTATGTGCTGTAGAAATTTTCTCCTTTATAACAATTAAAATTTTTGAGTTAGTAAGATTATTCCTATTTTAAATTAAGTTATTACGTAAAGATTAATAGGCCTATGAGGCATATAAAATAAAAGCGGACCTGATTTATGTCAGGTCCGCTTCAGATAGAATTTAATTGTCAATCAGATTTCACGTTATAATTAAAAATCAAGTTTAGGCTTTATTCAGCAATAGGCGTTAATTTTATTAGGGCTACAGTGCAGCTGTCGGCCTTTGTTATTTTGTGGCTTCCTTGCTCTATTGTGGTCGTCAGGCTCTTAGAAGAGCTGTCGCCTTCAATTTTAACATCGTCAACTTTTATGTTGTATTTAGTGCTGCTCGAGCCAAAGTATATTGTAAGGGTCATCTTTTCAGTTGTAGAGAATGATATCTCTGTGCCTGACTCCATCTTAAGGCTGTTTGTATATGTAACACCATCTATTATAGTATCTTCTTTTCTGTAGTTTTCTTTTGTTCCGGTCATTGTAATGGCGCTGTTAGACGGAGTGCCGTTTGTAAAGTCACAGATTATTTCACCCTCAACAGGTGTTTCTGTGTCACCCGGTTCTCCACCTGTTTCACCTCCGCCAGTTTCGCCGCTTGAAGCATTTTCGTCTCCAAAGATGCCGATAAGTGATGACTTGTAGTTTGTAACAGCTTCTTTCAGTTCTTTATTGACGTTATAGTCTGTATCGTCGATGCTGTTATTGAAGGTCCACTTGAAATCTCCGTGATTCATTCTTCCTGCACCATACCAGCCTGTGACTTCTGACGGTACGTTTGCTGCTTCTACCGGTTCATAGTCATACATCAATGATGCATCGGTATCGAAGTTGTTATAAGAAGTTGCGCCCTGCAAGGTCTTTATGTCCTGCGGTACTTGCTCGTCTCTTGTTTTGGCTTCGTATGCATCAAATTGTACATTGTCTTCCTGGTATGTTACATATTTATAATATTGTGTCTTTTCTGTCATGATGTTGCCGAATGACTTTATCATACCACCATCTTCGCCAGAGAATGTGCCTTTAGGGTCAGATGAAATGTCTGATCCTTGTTTGGATATGAGCATCGGACATTTTGTTGCTCTGAAATAGTTGCTTTCTACAAATACATTTGAGCCGGATGTTGCACCTACTCCATATTTGGAAATACCGTCGAAGTAGTTGTTCCATACATGTACAGACATCGTGCGGATACGCGGCATACGTGAGTCGCAGTGGTCAAACCAGTTGTTGTTGTAGCTTATATAGTTTGGTCCGCTCTCGCTTGTCATTCCGCATAATGACGATTTTCCGCTGTCGAAGAAATGGTTGCTTGATACGGTTATATACTGAGAATCGCCTTTGATGTCGATAGTGCCGTCGCCTTTAGCCTGATCTGAATCTCCTCCGGCCTGACCATAGAATAAGTCCAGATTGTGTATCCAGCAGTATTTGTTGTCCGTATCCAACGAAACACCATCATCCATGAAGTTTAATATGCCGAAGTTGCGCAGCTCTACGTTTACGGCATTGCGCAGAAGAAATCCGAAGCCGTTTATTGTTGCGTCTTCACCTATGCCTTCTATTGTTATATTCATTTCAACAGAATTGTTCTTGCCTTTTATTTGAAGTCCTTCGTTGCTTAACAATGCATCCATATCGGTGTCTTTGATCATCCCGATGATTCTTACGCACAGCGGACGTGTCTCTTTTCCTTTTTGGTATGCGTTGAGTATTGCCTGCAGTCCCGTATAAGTCTGTTCCTTATCACCAATAACAGGACATGTTACAGTCTTTGCAGTATTTGCCGTAACGTATATTACGCGTGCGTTGGCTTTTAGCGTACCGTCGGCATTATATGCTCCAGGCGTATTGCCATTGAGGAAACAGAAACCTTCACGTTTATAGTTTATTACCTTTATTCCGGTAACTTCATTAGCTGCAGCATCTTGTTCTTTTTCTTCAATTACCGGAACAATCTTAAATGAATAATTGTCTGCAGCAATTAAGCCTGTTGCATCTGCCCGTCCGTATGTTCCATAGTTGCGTACCAGCTGGTCGTCCAGTTTTGTATATTCTTCGTATTGTCCACCTTTTACGTACACTATGTAAGACGATGCATCTGCAAACGGCTCCCATTTTACGAAGGCTGATTCGTGCCATCCTTTTGACTCAAGAATCTTTACCTTTCCTTCCGGATTGTCAATGTCGCCTTCGCTGCCGCTGTCTTCTGCTTTTGCAAAGCTGATATTTTTTACAGTCTTTGTGTATGCGTCTGTCCATGTCCCGTTTACAGGGCTGACGTTTACTATGCCGTTGGCTCTGTCTATACAGACTTTTACTTCATCTGTATTATAATATTTAATGTCGTTGCTGGTCAGTGTCAGTCGCATTTGATTATTTTGGCTGTTGAGGCTTACGGAGTGGTCTGTTGTCGGTTCAGGCGTTGTTCCTTCGCCTTCTTTTTCAACAGATATCATATATATGTAAAGTCCTCCTGTGTTTGTCAGCGTTATGCTTCCGTCTTCGGTAACAGTGCCTATGTTTACCTGATCGTCAAGACTTGTGCTGTTAAAAAATCCTGACTCAGGAGTAATGTTAGTCACATTGAGTCCTCTTTTTTCTGTTTTTGAACTTGTCTTGCATTTAACAGTTATTTTAGAGCCTTTTTCAAGGTTGTCTATCGTTATTGTTGACACTTTATTCAATGTAAGGCATTGTTTCTTTATATCCACTCGAATGGCATCTGATGTTTCAGCCGTGAATATGATATTCTGTGTAAATATCAGTTCTGTGCCGTTAGCTTTTAATGTTTCAGAGTTTAATGCCTTATTGTTCGAATATCTGTCATTTGTGGCATCATATGTCCAGTTTTCAGTATCGGCAGACAGATTTGTCCTGTCTGTACTGCTTACACCTTCCTCTTGAAAGTCCCATGTCTGAGCAACTGCATCAGTAGTAAAAAATGGCATAAGGCATATTAGGAATGCCATAATTATTTTTGAGTATATGTCTTTCATGATAAAATTATTTTATGACTGTCTTTTTTCCATTAATAATATACACGCCTTTGTTAAGGGCATTGGCATCTTTGCCCATGTATTGTCCGTTAAGGTTGTAGACTTTTGACTTTCCGGAATTGTCCATAGATGTAATATTTGTTATTCCGGTTGTGTTTTCATAGCTTAAGGAGATGCTGACCTTCGACATGTCTTCCGTCTGTGAAGTGTTGTCGTCAAATTGAAGTGTTACGTTGTTCCCATTGAAAGTCAGATTGCTTACGAATTTGTCGATTTCAGTTCCGTTTATTATAACGGTTTGTTCTGTTTCTGCATACATTGTTCCTCCTGACAATAATGCCATCAGGAACATACATAAAAATGTTTTCCTTTTCAT